CTAGAGGCTGGATTCAGTTTCGGGCAGGGCGCAGCACGGGCCGGCCCAGACCTCGGTGTCCAGGACATGCACTCCATCGCACCCCTGGATGACCCCTGCCGGGAGGGCCCCGACAGTCAGGGGCCGCTTGCACCAGACGCAGGCCCGGCCGGCGGCCTGGTCCCACGTGAGGGATTCGAGTCCGGGGAGCTTCCGGATTGGTGACGGTTCAGGAGCATCTGTCATCGCCTGGCCGCCCCTGCGGATGCATCTTCGAGGGCTGCCCGCAGCGCTGCTGTGTCGGTAAGAAGCCCCTTGTCGCCGGGGCAAATACGCCAGTGCGGGCCGGGCCCTGTTGTGCGACGCGGGGGTGGGAGGACAATGTGCGAGCCCGCACCGAGGATCCGGGCGCCGGGTACATCCGAGTTGCCCCAGGAGTCTGCGGAGCCCGGGGTGATGAAGAAGTACAGGCACCCTTCACGGGGGTCCTGCAGGGCTGCCCCGGACCGGCTGCCGAGGATGGCGACCGCGTCGTAGCCGACGCTCCTCGGGACGCGGACCGCGTCCCAGGTGTCGCCTGCGCCGGCTAACCGGCAGTTCTTGATCGTGTTTGTTGAACTCATCGGGCCTCCTCTGATGCGCTGGTTGATCGTCACCCAAGATTGGCCCGCTGAACCAGGATTTCCGAGGGCCTTCAGAGGACTCTTTGCGGCACCAAAGAGGGCTTTTGTGCGGCCTTCCGGGCGACGACTGGCCTCGCGAGGGGCCTCCTGTGAGACTGGCCGCACACGTCGCGATGGAGGACAGCGTGCCGCTGAAGACAAGCAACACCCGACTCAAGTCCGCCCGACTCGCTGCGGGTTACCACTCCCAGCAGGCCCTCGCCGACGCCCTCGGTGTAGGAGTCCGCCAGGTTCGCCGGTGGGAGTCCGAGGCCCCGCCATGGCCGCACCCCGACCTGCAGCAGGCTCTCACACGGGTGCTCGGTCAAGACCTTGAAGCGCTCGGCTTCACCCCGCCTGCCGGGCATGATCCGGTGCGCCGCACTCTGATCACCGGCACCGCTGCCGCCGTCGGCCTGGCCGCTGTTCCCTCGCAGACCTCGGCGGTCATCCAGCCGGCGTCCGTCGCCACCGACTACGAGGCGGTCACCCGATCGCATCGGCGCCTGTATTGGTCCGTCGCCCCAGCTACCCTCCACCCGGCCGCAGTAGCGCACGCCACCCTCGGGTGTGCTCTACTCCCTGAGTCTGCGGGGCGTACCCGGCAGGCTGTCGCCGCTGCTCTTGCGGAAACGTGGCTGCTCGCCGGCCGTATCGAGTTCTTCGACCTATGCGAGGCTGACCGTGCTGGGGCCACCTGGCACCGGTCACTCCAGGCCGCAGGAGAGGCGGATGACAGCCTCCTCGGGGCGGCGGTCCTCGCCCACAGCGCGTTCATCCCCGCCTGGACGGGGCGCCGCGACAATGCTGTTGAGCGCATGACCGCGGCCCGCACCTACGCCCGCCGCGGCCCCGCCTCGGCGGAGCTGCTGGCGTGGCTGGACGCCGTCGAGGCCGAGTGCGAGACCCGGTGCGGGAACACGCAGACGGCCCTGCACCTGCTCGGGCACGGTGAGGATGTGCTGGCTGCGGGCGGCGATTACGAGTCGCCGGCTTGGCTGGACTGGTTCAGCCCCGTGAGGCTGGCGGCCTTCAAGGGGAACACCCAGTTGAAGGCCGGGCATCTTCCGCAGGCTAGGGCCACCCTCCAGGGCGTGTTGGACAGCCTGCCTGCGTCGGAGGAGAAGCAGAGGTCCGTCATCCTCGGGGACCTGTCGGCGGTCGAGGTGGCGGCCGGGAACCCGGAGGCGGCGTGCGGGTACGCGTGCGAGGCCCTTGATCAGCTGGAGGCGACCTGGTATGCGACCGGGATGGACCGCGTGAGGGATGTTCGTCGAGCGTTGGTCCCGCACCAGCATCAGCAGTGTGTGCGGGACCTGGACGAGCGCCTTTACGGCTGGTCGACGACCGTCAGCGCTCTTGCTCGTTGAACCTGGCGATGAGCGGGGATAGTTCGAGGAGGCTCTCCACCCGGAAGGTGGGGAGCTTCTTCGCTTCCTCGGTGTGCCACTGGATTGTGGCCCAGGGGCCGCGGTGGACGAGCGCGGTGTGCATGCCCGCAGCGACAGCGGGGCGGAGGTCGTTGTCGACGCGGTCGCCGACGTAGAGGATCTCGTCGGGCTCGGCGGGTACGACGTGGGCGACGCGGACGAAAAACTCGGGGTCGGGCTTGGAGGCGCCCCAGTCGTCGGACGTGCCGATGAGGTCGACGTCGTTCGTGAATAGCTCCCGGAGGATTCCGCCGGCGCGCACGGTCTGGTTGCCTGCGATGCCCAGCCAGAGGCCGTCAGCGCGAAGGGCCTTGAGGCTGTCGCGAACGTCGGGGTACAGGTCGGTTTCGTCGAAGTGTTCGGGCTGGCCGGCGGCGGCACGGGCGGCGCGCTGCTCGGCTAGGTCGAAGCCGGGCTGAAACTCTTGGAAGACCTCCCGGTAGTCGCGGCCTTGCGTGATGACGGCCCCGAACATGGCAGCGAACGTATGCCTCGGGACACCCAACCAGTCGGCCCAGGTGCCGTACTCCCGGGTTTCGTCTACTAGGCACTCACCGACGTCGAACACGACTGCACGAATCATGTGGGCATCCTACGAGCTGCGGGGCGGGCTGATTGTCGGTGCCCGCCCGTACACTTCTCGCATGCCCACTCCTCCTGCCTCGCTGCCGCATGTCCGTTCGCTGTCGGCTGTGAACGAGGAGATCCGGGCCCTGCTCTCGAACGGCGGGCTGCTGTCCGTGGAGGGCCGCCGCCGGTATGAGGAGCTGTTGGTGGAGTGGGCTGCGGCTGTGCGCGGCGACGTGTTCGAGGCGGCGTGATCGCCTTGCGGCTGACCGCAAAGTGACGCCCCGACCTGCTGGTTTCATCACTTTGCCACCACTGACTGAGTGATGCGTACAGGCTGTCGGTCGCCCCTCGACCATCTTTCCCAAGTGGGAAGGATGGTGGCGCGACGCACGAACGCCCGCCCTCACGTGGAGGGCGGGCGTAAGGCGAGCGTCTCCGGGGGCCGCTGTCCCGTTCGGTGGACGTCCCCCTGCTGGGGCACCTTACGGGTGGGTCTGGCAGCGGACCCGGCTGATCCCGGCAGACGGCATCAGCATGGCAGACGGCCCGTTGTCAGTGGTGGCGTTTAGGATCCGGCCCGTGGCGAATCCGAGTGAGAACCTGATCAACCTGTGCCGTGCCGCTGTCGACGCGCACCAGACCGTGACAGCCCAGCCGTACACCCCCGAGGGCTGGAAGCCGTGGCTGGAGGCAGCAGAAGCGTTCCAGCAGGCGGTGACCGAGGAGGCCGGGGACGGCAACCGGTTCAAGCTGGAGCAGGCGGCGAAGAAGGCCGTGCTGCACCCGGAACCTACCTCCGAGTAGCGGGCGGGTCGGGGGAAGGGCAGCCCGGACAAGAACGCATTCCCGTGCCACCGTCGAAGCATGGAAAACATCAAGCGGATCTACCGCAGTTCAGAGAGGCGCACCGCGCCCGTCAGAAGGTGCCCTGGGTGCGGGGCGGCAGTTCGCCCCCGATGGAGCAAGCCGCAGTGGGACATGGGTGGCGGCATCGACCCTGAGTACTCGGCCGCATGGCATTGCTTCACGTCAGGCTGCGCGCAGGAAGAGTTCTAAGCAGCCCCGCCCCCGTCCTGGGAGCAGCCAGGCGGGGGCGGGTTCAGAAGCAACACCCTGTTTCGCGGGCCCGTGGGCCCTGGGGTTGGTCTGACAAGCGTACCGATGGGCGCTGACAACCCGTGCTCGATCAGCCCCGGCGTGGCGGGCAACCTTATTGCGGGCCCGCGCAAAATGGTGCCCCCGTCGACGGGGGAGGCGACGGGGGCCCTGCCAGTGCGGCAGGGCAGGCGGGGGTGGGGTGGGCGATACGCTGACACGGCGACGCCCCGGCCAACTAGACCTTGGCCGGGGCGTCGTGCTGTGCGGGCTACTGCTCGAACGAGGCGTAGCCCGGGATCTCCTTCATCACGCTGGCGACGGGCGCCCAAGCGGACTCGTCTACGTCGCCGCGAAGGAGATCGATGTGCTGGTAGCCCCTGCGGGAGACGTACAAGGCGATGCCGCCTTCGGACCAGGCCGCAAGAGCCTGTAGGTCCTGGGGGGAGCGCGCCGCCGGGGACGGGACTGCATTCCTCTTCACCCACAGGTATCCCCGCTCGTCCTGGGACACGTGACCGGGGTTGATCCACCCCCAGGATCCGGCATGGGTGGCGATCTCGCCCACGCTGGGCGGGCAGGGGAAGTCCGGTAGATCCATAGCTCGCGCCTGCTTCCTGTCGCTCATGGTCGTGGTCCTCACTGTTCGGTGATGGGCTTGGCGTTCCGCTGCTCGTTCCAGTCGATCCGCAGGTTCCGCAGTTCCTCGCAGATGCCGTCATACACAGAGCGAGCGCGGTTCAGGGTCTTCTTGGCGTCCGCCACATCGGCTTCCAGGCGGCGACGCTTCTCCTCATGCTCCTCGGGAGTCATAGCTCTTCTCTCTACCAGTCTTGGCTGGGCTTGTTGGCGGCGCGCTTGAACACCTCGACGAGGTCTTCGAGGATGAGGTAGCCGACGACCTTGCCGAAGCCAGGGCCTTGAGCCTGGACCGGCGACTCAAGGGTGTCCGGCCACCAGCCTTCGCGTGCCCCACGGTCGACCGCCCGCTTGATGGCGGCGCTGTGGCCGCGCAGGCTGCTGTCCTCCCCGCTGCGCAGGTCGTCGGCGGAGACGTAGCCGCCACGGTTGGCAGCCTCCTTGATGATGCGGCGCGCATTTGGTGGCAGGGCCAAGTAGAGGCGCTCGGCTCGCTCCTTGGTCCAGGCGGTGTCGGGTTCGATGTCGGCAGCGTGGTCGGCGAGCAGGGCCAAGAGCTTCTTCTGGAAGTCCTCGGTGGGCTGCTCGACGGCGATCGTGATCTTCACCAGTCCTCGTTTCTGCAGACGTGAATTAACACCTGCCTAATGAGGGTAGCGCGACGCCACTCATCTGTCTGCCGTTAACTCACGTTAGTTTTGACTCCGCACGACCAACGGGGCCGACCGCACTAGACTCGAACGCATGTACGATCTGCCGCCCGACCTCGACCGCCTCCGAACCCTCCGCACCTGGTACGCCATGTGGCTCGGACGCATCGACCAAGCCATCCAGGCAGCCGAGCAACACGAACAGCAACGCCAACACAACCAACGCCCCGCCACCCCCGACTGGACCATGAACTCGGCATCGGCGACGGCGCACCACCAGCAGAAGTCCACGCAGGCGGATGCCGAATGGCAGGGAAACGACTCAGGCCCATCACCCGCGACCAAGCGGTCAACGCCATCGCAAACGGCACCCGAGCCTGCATCCACTGCCGACCCGACACAGACCTCGGCATCCTGGAGTAACCCAACAGGCAGCCCACCCCAACCCGGCGCACGATCGGACCCGTGGAGTACCCCATCCGACCCGCCCTCGCCCAAGCCGTCCCCGTCGTCCCCCACGGGCCGGACTGGTGGTACGAGCCCAAATTCGACGGGCACAGGACGATCCTCCGGCGCACCAAGGACACGGTCATCCTCTACGCCAGATCAGGCAGGGTCGTCACCAGCCACTGGATGGACCTCGCCGTCGCCGCCATGCAGCTGCCGGCCGGGACCACGCTCGACGGGGAAGCCGTCGTCTGGCGAAACGGGCGCATCGACTTCGCCGCAGCCCAATCCCGGGCCGCGTCCTCCATCACCCGAGCACGGGCACTCGCCGCACAGCACCCCGCCTCCTACGCCGCCTGGGACGTACTGGAGCACCCCGACTACGGGCAGACCACCGGACTCCCCTACACGGATAGGCGCCAGCTGCTCCTCGACCTGCTCCACGACATCCCGCCGCCCATCCAAGCCGTACCCGCCACCGATGACCGTGCGGTGGCCGTCGCCTGGTACGAAGGGCTCCAGGAGCAGGGGATCGAGGGCATCGTCTGCAAGAAGGGGACGGCCGGCTACCCCGCCGGCCGCCGCGGATGGACCAAGGTGAGGCATGCCGACACCGAGGACGCGCTCGTCGTCGGCTACCTCGGGCCCCGGCGTCGACCCCACCGGCTCGCGCTCGCAGTCGGGGACGAAGGCGGCCCCATTCGTCTCTCCGCGCGGCTCAACCCTGTACTCGCCGGCAGGATCGGCGACGCGCTCACCGCGGCCGACGTCGTTGGGGAGCGGCGGGCCGAAGGGGAGACGTACACCCGAGTCGACAGCGACCTCACTGTCGAAGTCCTCGCCGGCTCGGGCAGGCACGGGACACTCACCGTTAACCGCATGCGGTAAGCGCTGGCGCCCCCGGTACCGTCCACCCCCGCCGTCGTTGACCTGGCATGAGTCGAAAGAAGCGTCTAGAGAGCCGGATAGGAAAGCGGCTCCGGTGCAACCGGTGTGGCTGCTATGCGCCGAAAGACCTCACGTCCAGAGCCGCTGAGAACTGGACCGGAAAGTGGGAGGGGGGCCGGCTGGCGCTTATCCTGTGCCCGCAGTGCCAGACCCCGTTGGAGAACGCGGCAGCCGAGGCGAATGACGCCGAGCTGGCCGTGGCCCGTGCCGACGGCGGGCAGTTCCTGCCGGACCCCGTGCTGTGCATCACCGGCACCATGGAGGACCCCGGGTCCATCCTGTACGGCCGTGATCACCTCCAGCGCATCAGCGTGGCGGGGGAGGCGGAGAACCTGGGCGTCGTTCAACTTCCGCCCGACACACGGTGCGTACCGATCACCGGTGGGGTCATGGTCTATCTGCCTGGCCAGCAAGTCACCCCATAGCCGTCAGGTCTGCCCGTTGTCCGCTGCCGCGTGCCCGACCTGGAAGATTGCCAGCAGCTGATCGCGCTGGGACTCACTAATCACGTCGCACACTGCAGCCCCGTTGAGCAGGAGCGTCATCACGTCAACAGCGACGTGCAGCGACGCGGCAGTCTTCTCGTCAGAGAGCGTCTGCCCCTGCTTCAGGTACATGACCTCCCAGAGCTCCATCATCTGCTGCCGCCCCTCGGCTTGCTGCGCCTTGAAGAGGATCGGCACCACGTTGTCTGGAAGGTCATCGGAGCTCATCAGTAGTCCCTCTGAAGGTGAACGCGGGCAGCCGCTTGGCCTCCCGTGGACAGCCGGGAGGAGCGGCAGGCCCCGCCTGGAACGGGTGTCCAGACAGGCGGGGCCTGAGCAGATCCACACCCTCGGGATGGGGAGCTGCGAGAACCACGATGCACCCGAACCGGCCACAGGGATAGACGTGTGACCGGAAACGGTTGATCAGGCTTCGGCTTCCTTCGCCGCCTGCTCGGCCTTCTTGCGTCGCATGGCAGTGATGGTGTTGTCGGCTTCGCTCCGTGCTGGTTCGACGTAGTGCTTCTGGACGGTGAGGGAGCCGGGCTTCCAGCGCCCTTGCCCTGTGGGGTCTTCTCCGGCTTCGGCGATCTCCTGTGCGGGGCCGCGCCGGAGTCCGTGAGCAGTGATCTTCGATGGGTCGGGCAGGTCCGCGAGCTTGGCGCGGGCCTTGACGATGGCACCGATGGCGTCAGGGGTGAGGAAGTTCTCCTGCGGTCCGCCAGCCCTGTGGCGGATCTTTCCGCCTCGGTTGATGTGCCGGAAGAGCGGGCCGTCGGTGATGTCTTGTCGTCGGAGTTCTTCGAGCCAGGCGCGGACGCGGACTACGGGGCAGGTGGCCGGGTCGTCCGGGTTTGCGGGCACGAAGGTGGTTGCGCCCTTGGCGGACTGGTCGGTCTTGGAGAAGGCGACGAGGACGTGGATGCCGGTGGGTCCGATGGTGAGCTGCGGGATGAGCAGGTGGGCGAGTTCACTGCGGCGGGAGAGCATGCCCCAGCCGAGGGTGAGGAGCGCGGCGTCGCGGGTGGCCTTGGGGTAGTCGGCGTCGGTGTCGCTGGTGCAGGTGGCGGCCATGGCGGCGAGCATGTCGGTGCGGATCGCGGGGGCCTTCTTGGGGGTTCGGCGTTGCACCCATCCGCGCGCGTGTTTGCGGACGGCTTCGCTGGCTTCCTTGGTGCCGGGCTGCTGGCCGTCTTGGTGCCAGGAGCGGATGGCGGACATGGCGACTTGGATGGTGGACGGGGACTTGTCCTGCCGGATGAGGTGTCCGACGTATTCGACGAACGTGGCGGTGGTGCACGGCAGGTGGACGCGGCCGTTGTCGCGGCACCATGTCTCGAACCGGGTCCGTGCGGAGTTGTAGGTGCGGGACGTGTTCTCGGGTGGTGACTGGTCGAGGAGCTTGGCGGTTTCCTCGGTGATCCGGAAGTCGGCTTCGCTGTACGTGGGCTGGTCGGCGGTGGTGGGGATGGGCGCGTTGGGGCGGAGGATTGTGTGCCGGTCGACGAGCGGCCGGGCAGGGTCAACCTCGGGTAGCTGAACGGGGAGGTGGCCGTCGTCCACCAGCTCGGCGTCGACCACCTCATCGGGCTCGTAGGTCACAGGCGATACTCCTCCGAGACACCGAAGACGGCGGTGATCTGACGCCTCCACCGGCAGGGGAACTCGCCGGAGCCACAGGCGCAGCCCGTCGTGGCCTTCCAGAGCAGCTTGCCCGTTTCGGGGTCCTTGGTGACGTTGTCCGTCGCCCAGCCAAGTTCGGGTCGGTGCCAGTGCAGGGCGAGCCGGGCAACCTCCTTCAACTGGCTGATGCCGTCGTGGCGTTTCTCTGCGCGGTCGATGAGGTCCGGCAGAGGGTCGTAGGCCTCGTTCACGCCGCCGCCCGTGCTTGCTCGTAGCGGGCGCGGGCGGCGATGAATGCCTCGTGGCTACCGCTCTCGCGATCGGGGTGGGCGTCAGCCATGGCCCGCTTCAGCTCTGCTAGAGAGGCAGGCTTCGGTTGCTCAACGACGGGTTCGGACAGGTAGACGGTGAGGTCGCTCTCCCACCAGCCGCCCACCCGCTGGACCTTGCCGTCGGCTTCAAGGCGCTGACGGTCAACGAACCGGGTGCGGCCGTTGATCTCGTAGTAGACCCGCTTCGGGGTCTTCTTCACGACGGGGAACGCCACGGCGTGGGGCCGCTGATAGAACCGGGCGTCGTCATGCACGCTGGTGTCGATGCCGTACAGGTACTCGGTGGTCGTTACGTCTGCGCTCATCTACCCCTCCAAGTCTGTCTTGTATAAGGGAAATTATACGAGGCTACCCCCGGTAAGGCCCGCCGTTCAGGGGAAGTTGGTGCCCCCCCTCCACATGACAGCGGCCCCACTCCGAGAGGAGCAGGGCCCGTGATACGGCATATTATCGAGAGTCGAGACGGCCAAGAGGTCGCGCGCCCGCAGCCGTTGAACGACGAAGCGCCCCGCCCTCGGATGAGAGCGGGGCGCGGGTGCGCGGACGGTCAGCCCGCTTCGGGGACTTCGAGGTACCAGCGGCGCTCGAAGCCGACGTCCCCGCTGAAGAAGTAGGCGAAGTGTCGGAGCACGGCGTACCCGGCGGCCCGGTCTTCGCTCGCGCGGCCCGTCTGTAGTGCGGCCTCCGCCCGACCGACGATGTGGGTATAGCAGCGCTCCCAGCCGTCATGGTCAGGGAGTCCTACTCGCGCTGAACACTTCCTCTGGACGAAGGCAAGCAGCTCCGGCCAGTCTTCTGCTGCGTGCTCGTCGGCCCTCGCCGCCTTGTCGATTGCGTAGCCGGAGGTGATGAGCCGGTGCGATAGGGCCTTGGCGCCGGCAACCAGCTCTCGCTTCTCCTCTGGCAGAGCGGTCCGGTCGAAGTCCTTCAGGCGCCGGTAGGTGATGCGGGCGATCTCGGAGAAGGGCCCGTCTTCCAGGTACTTCATCTCGTGGTCCTGGAGTTGACCTGCGGCGAGGAGTGCCTGCTGGAACTCAACGCGGATGGCGTGGTCGCCGAAGAGGTCCGCGACGCGGTCGGAGATCTTGAACATGGTGCTCCTAGCTGTTCTGGCCCCGCGCTGGTTTCAGTGTACGGACTTGGGGCGCCCGGCACCCCACCATGCGGCAGGTCGCCCGCACCCCTCCCCCGCTGTTTGGTCACAACTCCGTCACCACCGGAACATGTGGCACCACGGGGTGTGCGGGGCTCGTTACGGTCGGGCCTCCACGAACCATCCCTGGGGGGACGAGTTGAACACCCGCACACTCACCGTCGCGCTCGCATGCATCGCCACCGTGGCCCTCGTCGGCTGCGACCCGGCAGCCACCGAGCCGACACCGGACGCGCCGGCCGCAACCGAGTCGGCAGCGAAGGCGCCCGCCCCGTCTGCCACCAAGGAGGAAAAGCCGGCGGAGAAGAAGGCGGTGCCGAACTTCGTCGGCATGGGCCTCCAGTCCGCCCAGGACGCAGCCCAGGCCGAGGGCTTCTTCGTCCTCACCTCCCACGACAGTGCAGGGCAAGGCCGGGCGCAGGCATTCGACCGGAACTGGAAGGTCTGCTCGCAGAACATGGCCGTCGGCAAGACCGTCCCGACGGACACCAAGCTGGACTTCGGGACGGTGAAGCTGGAGGAGGACTGCCCCGCCACCGAGGCGAAGGAGCCCGAGGCGGCGGGCGGGAAGATGCCGAACCTCGTCGGGAAAGCCGTGAAGGTCGCTCGGGACGCGCTCGACCCCAGCACCTCCATCACCGTCACCGACGCCGCCCAGGGCCGCATGGTGCTGATGGAGTCCAACTGGCAGGTGTGCACCGAGGACCCCGCCCCCGGGACCGCACTGAACGGGCAGCCGGTCGAGTTCACCGCGGTGAAGTTCGAGGAGAGCTGCTGAACCGGCGGTATCGCCAGAGCGGGCAGTCCCGTCTAGCTGGCCATTTGGATGGCGGTGACCTGCACGGTGACCGGCTGGGCCAGCGTGAGGAGGCCCGTGTTCTTGAGGGTCACCGTGCAGCCGGTCGGCGTTTCGTTGGAGAGCGGCGGTAGGAATGCGATGTTCCCGAGCAGGCTTTGTGCACCCTCGATCTGCACGATTGCCTGGTAGGTCGCGGATGGCATTGGCGAGTCGAAGGTGACGGCAACAGCGGTGGTGGCACCCGCTCCGAGGCTGAGCGCGGGCGTTGCCTTGCCGGTGACGCCGGTGAGTCTGCGGGATTCCAAGATCGTCGCCCGGGTTTCCAGTGCGGTGACCCGGGCTGCGAGCGCGGTCAGTGCGCTTGCCGATGCGGCCCCGATGTCGCCCGCGGTTAAGGCGTCGCTGCCGCCTACTGCGTGGCTGGTGGCGTGCGCAGTTGGATTGCGGGCGTTCGCAAGTCGAGGGTCTGCGGCCTTGACATAGGCTCCGTCAGCCCGGGCCTGCTCTCCGTTCAATGCCGTGGTGAGTGCCCCGTCGGCTCGATTTCTCTCGGCGGTCACAGCTGTATCCGTGTACGCCTTGCTTGCCGCGAGGGCCCCGGAGCCTTCGTAGACGTTGTCGGCTCGGGTCTTCTCGGCGGCGCTCTGCTGGTCGGTGTAGGTTTTCGCGGCGGCGAGCGCTGTTCCCGCTGCTCTGGTGGCCGCACCAGCTGCGTCGTAGGCGCCGTCGGCGCGTGTCATTTCCGTGATGGCTTGCTGGTCCGTGTACCCCTTGGCCGCGGTCAGCGCATCTGCGGCGACCCCCATCGGTTCGTAGCGGTCATTGGATACGGCACGTTCGGTCGCCGCCGAGGCGGCAACAGCCGCGGTTGCCTGTTCCCTGGCGGCGGACTGCACTGTTGCGGCTGCACCGGCGGGGTCGTACCGGTTGTCCGATGCTGCCCGTTCTGCCGCGGCGCTCGCCGTGACCCGATTGTCGATGTAGGTCTTCGCCTGGTCGACTGCGCTGCTTCCGGAGCCGGCCCGTTCGTAGGCGGCGTCGGCGCGTCGCCGCTCGGCGAGCACCTGCGCATCTGTGTAGGCTTCCGCCTCGGCGACGGCGTCCTGCTGGGCTTGAGGTGCTGAACCGACAGGTTCGTAGGCCTCGTTGGCACGCTGCCGTTCCTCCGCGATCATCCCCGCGGCGGCGCTTGTTGCGGACTGCCGTGCCGTCTCCGCCGCGCCAGCCGGATCGTAGGCGGTATCTGATCGGGCGCGCTCTTGGGCAACGGCGGTGTCGACGTAGGTAATGACCTCCGGGCCGGCCTCGCCGTCGGATAGACGCGGTTCGTATGCGGTGTCCGCGCGTACCCGTTCGGCGGCGATGGTCGTTTGTACCAGCGTCTGAATCTGCTGGAGGGCGTCCCCGGCCGCGCCTGCGGATTCGTATGCGGCGTCCGACCGGGCAATCACCCCGCTCACTTCGGCATCGGTGTACCTGCGGGCGGCATCCAGTGCGGCGTCTGCAGCTCCTGAGGTGTCGTATGCCTGGTCGGCTCGGGCTTTCTCGCTCGCTACGGCCTGCGCAATGGTGGCCTCGGCGGTGACGACAGCGTCATGCTGCGCAGCGTCGGCGGCGCCCTTGGCGTCGTAGGTGGTGTCGGAGCGTTCGACGACGGCGGCAATGGCGTCGGCCGTGTGGCCAACTGCGGTGGCGACCGCCGCGGTCTTGGCCTGGGTGGCGGAGCCGGCGGGGTCGGCTCCGATGGCCTGCGGGGTGACCATGGTCCAGTCGATGGGCTCGGCCGGGCCGGGGTCGCCTTGCGGGCCGGGCGGTCCGATGAGGCTGTTGAGGAAGTCGCTTTCGGTGCCGTCGTTGCCTGCTGTGATCCATGCGTCGTAGGCGGAGCCCCCGGGTACGGCCACGTACTGGGTGCGGTCAGGATCGAGCTGCTGAACGGCCCCGAGGTCGACCTCTTCCTGGTCGGCGTCGAGGGTGAAGTGGAAGTGGCGGGGCTGCTGGCCGTTGATCTGCTCGATGCCGAGCCACGCCCACACCGCAGGGTTGGCGCCGTCAACGTTGGTGGGAAGCAGGCGAACCTGCCCGCCGTCCCCGTTGTCAAGCTGCCCGTCGACGAACCGGTACGTGCCGCCACCGGTGAAAACGCCCTGGTGCCCAGGGATACGAATGGCGGGCACGGTCGGCATGAGCTGGAGGGTGCCCTCGCCGGGCCCGCCGTCGGCTGGGGACGTGATGCTGTAGCGGACGGGGACGGAAGGTACGCCCTGGGGGAACGGCATGGTCAGACTCCTGTCCGGTAGTAGTCGTCGACCCGCTCCGGCGGGGCCGGAGGTTCGATGTCCTGCAACCGCATGAGCGCGGTCAGCTCGCTGACGTAGCGCGCGAAGTCCCGGACGAGCGACCGCATTGACCGGTCGCTGTCTTCCACCTTGGCAAGGCGGGTTTCCAGCCCCGATCGGATCTCGCGGAATGCCTCCAGGTCCGCTGTTCTCTGGTTGGGTTCTGCTGACAGGCGGTTCGCTTCGCGGGTATCGGCCGCCGCGTGGCGGGCCGCTCGTGCGGCGATGATCGCGCAGACCACCGTCATGAGGCCGGTGAACAGCGTCCCCGCGAAAATCGCGTTCCCACTCATCTGGCACCGCTCTTTCTGCTGTGCGGCACGGAATGCTCTCGCGTCCTCGATGACTGGAGGACAGCGGCGACGATCGTTAGCCAGAGCAGGCCGGCGTAGAGGCCGCGCTGGTAGTCGCCGACAGCACCCGCTACGAAGTACGACATGGCCCAGCCGAGTGGGGGCAGCAGGGCGACGATGAAGCCTGGCCAGTCCCACGGCGGGCGCAGGAAGGAGCACCCGGCGCAGATGACTCCGGCGCTGATCCAGACCCAGGCCCGGCAGTGGAGGGGGGCGAACTGGAGGAGCAGTCGGAATGGCCGCTCATCGGGGAGAGGGGCGGCTACGACGCCGTACCCCCAGAAGATCCAGGCAAGGGCCCAGAGGAGGAGCCATTGCCCGCGGCGGCCCAGCCGTTGTCGGAGCCACCAGGCCGCCTGTCGCATCAGCCGGCCGCAGGGGTCGTCGACTTGGCGGGGGTTACCTGGCCGCGGGTCATGAGGCCGAGGACGGCGAGGGCGACGGCGTTGAGGGCGCCGACGGTTTCGGCGGAGACGCTGAGCCCGTAGGCGGCGAGGAGGGCGACTCCGGCGGCGACGAGTCCGGTGAACGCGGACGGGGCGATGGGGCGCGTTATGGCTGCGGTCGCCGCGGCGAACACGGCGCTGATGACGGCGACGATCGCAGCGGCCTGTTCGGCGTCGAGTCCGAACTGGAAGGAGACGAGGAGGGACAGGGCGGCGGAGAGGGTGGCGATGATCAGGGCGGGTTCGCGGCCGAAGAGCTTCATGGTGGTCTCGTTTCTCAGATGGGCTGCGCGAGTGCGCGGCAGCCGATGACGGTCCCGGAGGCGTTGCGGACCTCGCGGTAGGGGACGAGCAGGTCATTGCGTCGGCCTGCGAGGGCGAGGGCGACGACGAGGGACACGATGTACTGGTAGCCGTCTCGCTGGGGCGGGAGGTTCTGGACGTTCCCAAACTCGACTCGCTCGAAGGTGATGCTGCGGCTGAGCTCGATCGTGGCGAGGCGTGCGGGCGTCTCCTCCGGTTCGATGGCGAGCCGGAAGAACGGCTTGAGGTCGTCGCTGCCGTCTTCGCGTTCGTCCGCGTACAGGCGGATGGGGTGCGGCGTTAGGTTGAGGATCACTTCGGCACCTGAAGCTTGTCCCAGGTGGTCTTGCCGGGCGGCCACTTGGCGGCGGCCCCGGTGTAGCCGCACTTGCGCTGCCAGGCTTCGTAGGAGTTCACGTCGGCCTGGCCGAGCTTGGGGCCGGGGCCGTCGGTGTACCGGCCGCAGCCGACGGCGACGAGGCGTTTGCCCATGGCGGTGAAGATGGGGGACTTCTTGCCGAGGGCGGGCCGGCTGCCGTTGAGGAAGAAGCTGGCCCCGGGGTACGTCTCGTACTTCGGCGTGCCGGCGGGGGGCTTGGTGCTGGGCTCGTCGTCGCCGTTCGGGCGGGGTGCGCCCTTCTTCACCCAGGCGTAGAGGGGGCCGCCGGGGCAGGCGGTGGCGTACCCGTCGCGGTGTCCCTTGATCTCGTTGCCCGCTCCGTTGTCGCGGAGGAGGTCGATGCCGTCGCGGATCGCGGAGAGCATCGGGGCCGGCGGCTCCGTGAGGCCGCTGCTGCCGACGAGCCCGACTATCGCGTAGTGGGTTTGGTTGAGTGCCTGGTTGCCGTTCGCTCCGGTGCGCTTGCGGAGCCCGCGTCCTTCGAGGAGGTAGCCGTGGGGGCAGGCGGCGTAGTTGTAGGCAACGTCGCTGTAGCCCTCGGTCTTGTTCGCGAGGTGGGACTTGCGGATGTTCTTCCACTCGGTGATGCACGCGTTGTGGTCGGTGAGCAGCTTGGTGCTGACCGGTGTCCCCTCGTAGTGGACCTTCACGCCTCGGGCGGTGGACTGCGACGGCGCGGCGGAGGCGGGCCAGCCGAGTTGGGCTCTGGTGACGAGCTTCATGTGGGTCTCCTGCGTAGCGTCAGGCGTCAGCATGACCGTTGACCTTTGAATCATAGGCTTTCGATTCGCATATGCCTACGATTCCAAGGTTCAGGGGTTATGCTGGCCCCGGGTCGCCGCTTCACCGGTTCACCCAGCGGCGGGCTCCTTCTGGCAAGGGGCGAGCCCGCCGCCACCCTTGCCAATCCCCTTGCCGAGGAGGCACCTGTGCCTGATCCCATAACTGCCGGTGAGCGAGTCTCTGCCAACGTGCGGATGCTGCGAGCCCGACGCGGCTGGACCCAAAGCGAGCTAGCCGCCGAGATGGGGCAAAAGTTCTCGCTGGGTCGTTGCCCGGCGTGTGGTGCCGCCAGCCTGTTCCTCGGTGAGGGCGGTGGCGTCACCTGCGCCCGCATCGACTGCCCCGCGCCGGATGCCGCCGACGACATGCTCGGCCAGGGAGCACCGATGCTGCACCGCGTCGCTGTCCTCGCCAGCGACCTGTTCACCACAGGCGCGCCGGGTCCGGAACGGGAGACCGCACGGAAGTTCCTAGCCGCGCTCCAGCGTAAGGAACCCCGCCTGCTCGACTACGGTTTCTGCTACGAGGAGCAGGGCGAGGAGGTTCACCCGCACCCGGAGTGCGCCATCGGAAGCACCGCACGCCAGCAGCCGCCCGTGGTCGCCACGGCACGCATCCACGTGGACGTAGCCGCCCCCACGACGGCGAACCTGCCCGAGTTCGAGCGCGCCCAGGCCGTGGTCCGCGCCGAGGAGGCCGAGGCCACCATCCGGCGGGTACGTGACGCCTCCGCTTTCATCCGGGCCACCACCCGCACATGGGACCCCGTAGCCGACATCATCGACGCCGCCCTCGACGAGGACGGGGACCCCGTACACGCCCGCGTCGCCCTGGCCGTGCGCACCGTGCTGAACCAGGATCTCCCCAGCGACATGGGCGGGCACGTAGCCACAGCGGTACTGGCCGTGCTCCGCAAGGAGGCGCCCCATGAGTCCTAGGAAGATGCGCCTGGCCGACCTCCGGCGCCTCTCGGACGACGACCCCGACTTCGACTACGGGAAGGTGACGTTCGACGTTACGCCCGGCCTCCATGACTGGATCAACGGCCTACTCGACAAGGCGCAGGCCGCCGCCGAGATCGGATCCGTGGAGGACCGGTGGTGTGCCGCCCACCGCAAGATCCTCGAAGCGCACCCGTACACATCCGAAGTCGTCAGCCCCATCTATAGGGCTAAGGGAGCCGACTTCGGGTGCATCACCTGCCACGTCACCGCAGACGAATACGGCGGCACGGACACCGAAGGGCGCGGGAACTGTCCCACGATCCTCGCCCTCGCCGAAGGCTACGGACTCGACGACGAGGAGACCGACGATGCATGAGTCGACCGGGCGCGTGCCCACCACCTTCGAGGAGTTCCTGGCCCGCGCCGTCGCCCAGCAAGGCAACGGCTTCCGCCCTGCCGCAATGGAGTACGCCCGCCACTTCGCCGCGACCTGCCGCACCAGGAGCAAGGAAGAGAGCCCGGACGACTCCGCCCTGCTGCGCCGCCTCGCGGACCAGATGGACCCAGACCTGCGCCCGGTGCACGTCATCGCCGCGATGGTTCGGGACTTCGAAGCGTGGTGCCGGGACAACCAGCGGTGCCCACGCGACCCGAAGGTTCGCCACGTGACCCGACCGGAACAGCTCCGGGGGATCCGCCGCCAGCGCGTCGAGCTGGGCAGGGGGTACAGGCGTCTCCCCCACTGGCCCGAGCTGGCCAAGCTCATCCGCACCAACGAGATGCTCGCCGATACCGACGCGCTCGGGCTCGCGGGCATCACCAGCAGCAAGGGGGCCGACGATGGCTGACGACCGGGAGAAGGCCGCCTACCAGCGGCTCGAAACAGCGGTTGAGGAAGTCTGCCGCCTGGAGGGCTACCAGGGTGTCCTGACCGAGTGGGTGGTCATCGCCGCGTCCCAGCGGTACGACGAGGACGGCGACGGCATCACCCAGGTCGGCACCCTCCTCCCCAGCGGAGGCGGCGCGATCCCCCACCACCGGGTGATGGGGCTCCTCGACTTCGTGCAGACCCGCATGCGAGCCATGGCGGCAGCCGATGACGACTGACAACCTGCGCACCGTGTGGCTGTTCGGCAAGCAGTACTGGTGGGAGCGGCTGGCCGACGGGCGGCTGACCCTTCAGAAAGCGGCATGGCTCAGCACAGGAAGGAACCCATGAGCAGCAACTTCTACGTCCTCTGCGTGTCCCACGACCCGGCAATCCTGAGCACCGAGCACAGGGCAGGCGGAGACGCCGCCGACACCATCAAGACCGGAAGCACCCTCCACCCCGGATGCGACCTCGTCATCGAGGAAGTCTCCGGCGGACCAGTCGAGATCGGCTGCCCGCCAGCTACCTCTCGCGGATCCGGGCCGCGCTGCTACCACTCGGATGTGCGGTGGGTGGAGGTTCAGTGGCTGCGGATGCTGTCGCGGGCGTACACGTCGGCGGACCCGAAGGTTGCCGACGCGGTGCGGCAAGGCCGGTTCACTTGCTGGCCCCAGGAACGCCTCCACCGGCTCCGAGGCTCACTCGGCATCGAAGACGAAGCGAGGGAACGACCGTGAGCGGCACCTCCGCGCCCGACCCCCACCCGATTCTCGTGGGGCTCTTCTCCGTCCGTCATGCGCCGGAACAGGCCGAGCACGCGGCCAAAACTGTCCTCGAACAGCACGCCCGGTACCTCGCCAACAAGCAGCGAGCCCACTTCGGCGTCGGCAACGCACCCGTCAAAGCGCACTGCTCCGCAGGGTGCGACTTCTGCCGAGGCGTGGCTACCGCCGCCGACCTCATCGACCCGGAGGGAACATGAGCGGCGGCAGCTACAACTACCTGTGCCACTCGTCTGATCTTGAGGACATCAACTCGCACAGGTACGACCTCGAACAGATGGCGGCTCGCCTTGCGGGGCTTGGCTACGCCCAGGATGCAGCCCGTGAGACGGAGGAGCTCCTCCTCCTGCTGCGCCAGTGGGAGGTCCGGGCCGCCACGCGCATGCAGCGCCTCACCGCCGTGTGGAAAGCCGTCGAGTGGTGGGACTCCAGCGACTGGAGCGAAGACCGAGTCCGCGAAGCCCTCGCCGAGTACCGTGGCGAACCACCGACAGCAGCGACGGAGGAGACCCCGTGACCGTGAAGCCCGACTATGAGCGCATCGCCCACCTGGAGCGCGAACTTGGTCTCGCCGAAGCACCGCACAAGCCTCGCCTCCGCCCCGACAAGGTGTGCCTCTTGAAGGGCTGCACCGGCGAGTACGACGAGCTCACAGCCTGGGGATCAAACCTCGTCATCGCCAGGCTCCATCACCACGAGGAGGCCCCGTGAGCTTCCGCCTGGGCGACCCCATCCAGTCGGCCATCAGCTGCCCCAAGCCGGACTGCCAGCGGCTCCTGATCAACGGCGAGGTGTGCGACTGCACCTGGCGTGCCGAACCCGACCCTGACCCACTCGTCGGCCGACTCGTCGCCTTCACGGACCCGAACACCGGCAGAGTCCTCGCAGCAGGCAAGGTCACCGGCGTGGACCGCACCGGCGACGGCATGACGCTCACCGTCGTGCAGTACGAGACTCCGGACGTGCCCCGATCGGACGGAGACCCTGCGACACTCCCGCCCGGCCTGAACTGGCGGGACCACCTGTGACCGGCCTCGGGATCCTCCTCGCCCACCAGCACGCCGAGGCGCTGCCCGTGCTCCTGCCGGAACTGGTCCGGTGTCCACGCCCGACCCGCCGCGAGAGGATCGACCCGGGCTCCGCCTATCGCCTGCTCGTCCGTGACCAGCACCCAGCCCACCACCACTCCCCCGCCCGGCACCCCAGCCGTCTCCGAACCCCGGGCGGCCGTCACGTCCGCCCGCAGCCCAGCGAACGCCGGAACCATCCCCACGACAGCACCTGGGATCACAGCTGGGTCACCACCAGATTCCGCCAGTACGGGCGGGTCGCCACATCAGTGACCGACCCGTTGGACAGCCCAAAGTAGCCGCCCCGGAAAGCCGTATCGGCCACCGGACCCGTCGTCCACCCCGACCCATCCGTCCGCCGAACTTCCACCGTCGTCGGCGTCACATCCACCTGGAAACTCATCGCCGCGTCCGCGACCGGCACAGACGTTGCGATCGTCGACCCGATCTGCGTACCCGTCGTCGAGCCGGCCGCGTGCTTGTTCAGCTGCATCTGCCCATTCGCCCGCAGCACCAGGTGGTACCCGCCCGTGGCGTTCGCCGTCCCGAACCGGTAGGCGTCGTCGCTTTGCTTCCCGAAGTAGATGCCGCCGTGCAGCGTGCTCGCGGGCAGCACCTTGAACTTCATGTCGAACGAGATCCGGTACCCGCCCGCACCAGGACTGATCGGGCAGTACGTCCCCAGCCCGAACGACTGGTTCGGAACTGCGGCGATGCTCACCCAGCCAACGTCCGGGGCCGGGGCGAACGCCAGGGCATACGTGTTGTCGTAGTCGATCGTCGGCGTCCCCCCCGACTCCTTGATCTGCAGATCCCACCGGGACGCAGTGCGCTGCGGGGCCGACGTCGACACGTACCGCGGGTCAGAGGCCATGATGCCGACCACGCCGAGCCCGGTCACACGAGCAACCTGGGAACGCCGGTAGACGGGCCAGCAGAAGACGGGCTTCCCGCGGGCGACGATCTGCTGCACGCGCAGGTCCGTGAACGTGGTCTGGACCCCGTAGTAGTCGATGTACTGGTCCTTGGCGTCAATCGCCGCATCAGAGGTCCCGGCATCCAGGTAGACCCAGGTGCGATACCCGCGGCTCTTCGCCCACGGCAGGCTGGCCGTTCCGATGTGAGCTTTCCAGATCACCGACCTCGGCGCGTGCGGATATGAGGCGTCCAGCATCTGCTGAGTCGGCACTACAGAATCGTTGCCCTTGGGCTCCAGCAGAATCGGCACCTTACCCAGGAATTCGTCCAGAACTTGCCGGAGCGGTACCAGTCGCTGCTCAGCCCATCCCGCTCCGAGCATCGGCCGACTGTTCGTCAGAACCTGCTGCCCGACCTCCTCCGTCGTGTACGTATTGAGGGCGCCGGTGCGGTTCGTGGTGCGGTCCAGAGTGACGTCGTGTATGCACCACAGCTCGCCGCTGGCGTCGACGTTGACGGACACCTCCAGGGGGAAGCCCATGGCGGCCGAGTTTCGGTATCCGATGAGGGTGTGTTCAGGGCGGACCATTCCTCCCCCGCGGTGAGCAAAAAATCTCGGAGCGACCGGGGTTGCTGCGCCGATGAGGGAATCCACTGTCGTGATGGCGTTGGGTAGATACAAGGCTGCGGCGGAGACTGCGGCGCTCGCAATGGCGGCATCCTGCGCCGCGTTCGCCTTGGCTGTCGCGTCGTCGCCGGCGGCGGCGACGAGTCCGCTGAGTTTCGCCGAGACGGTGCTTGCGATGTCGGAGGCGATCATCGTGTATCGGCGTCCGAATCCGAAATCGACGTAACAGGCGGTGACTTCCTCCGGGCCGTAGAACGTGACGGACCCGTCGGAGGCTGAGACGACGCTCGTAATCGGCACGCCGCTGGTGTCGGTCAGATCGGTGAGTTGAACGCCGCCAACGACCGCGTCCCACACGGTGCCGTTGACCGCAGGGCGTAGCAGCAGTTGGTTTCCGACCTGCTGCATGGCGTAATCAGAGGTGGTGCCCCCGAAGAGGTGCCGCATGATGAATTCCTTTACTCGGGGTCAGGCCAGCCAGTAGGAGCCGTCGATGGTCAGAATGTCTCCGGCACGGATGTTCCACGGCTTGTTCGTGTATACGGAGAACGCGTTGGGGACGCCTGTGCTGGACACGCTGTTACTCATTGCGTACCGCAGACGGGCAATTTTCGTTGTGGACGATGTGGGGTAGATGACGGCGCTCCCGATCCCGCCGCCCTCCTCGTTGGCGCTGGTGTACGTCCAGTTGAGAATCGACCGGTGCGCAACTGCAGCAGGAAATCCCGGGGGCAGTGACACCATGATTGGGTCGCTGTAGGCCGGGGGGTTCGCTGTCGCCACAACATGAATGAGCAGATCGACGCGCTTACCACGGACGATGTACCGGCCGATATTGGTGGCCGCAGTTCCCCAGTGGAAGTTCGCGGAACCAGACGACCACTGAGGGGTGTAGGTCCCATCCTCAATCCCTGGTGACGCCAACCACTGCCACCCGATTCCGTCGCCCACATACAGGGTGGACCCCTCTACTAGGAGCTGGCCTGTGATGCTGGGCCTGCGCGTACCGGGGAGGCTAGGCATTGCGCCACGGTCGGTAAACCACCGGCGGTCCGCAACATTCACTGCAGTAACGACGGAGGATCCGGCGGCGATCGTGCACTGAGCGAGCGGCATCTCATATTCGCCGCTCTCGTCGGCGGAGAGGGTCGGGGCGCTGGTGCCGCCGGTCTTGTACACGGCGGTGACGGTTTTCGCGCTCATGCTTGCCCGGAGAACGACCATGTCGATTCGGGCTGCGGCTCCGCCGTTCGCGGTGATGGCGATGGTCTTCGTAGCGTCGTTCTTGTAGTAGAACCCGTTCACGAACGCCTCGCCGGCGGACAGGGTGACGTTGCCGCTGCCGTTTCCGGTGACCTTCAGTGCCGCGTCAGCGGGGTCGGAGGCGTGAACACCGTCGAGCCCCCACCGGCGGGCCATGCGGGACCACTGGGACTGCGTGGCGATCGGAGAGCCGTCGAACGGTGCGCTGAACTCGGCCATCAGGCGGCCTTCCTTGTCTTCAGGCGCCCAACGTCCTTCTTGACCTGGGCGAGGTACTTGTAGATGCGGGCCACGGTGCCGTCGCCGTCGCTCGACCCGACGGCAGCTTTCACGGTGGTGCCGTCACCGGCGGTGCAGGTGAGGGTGACCTCGCGGACGACGTCGGTCATCCACGATTCGCGGACCATCGCGGACACGGTGTCGCCGACCTGGTAGTCCCGCCCGTAGCGGAGCTGCGGAATATCGATCGGACTGATCGACAGCGAGCCTTGCCCGGCCCCCGACGTGAGGGCTTCCTCGGCGGCCTGGTCCATCTGTGCCACCAGGTCGACGGACGCGGTGTCGACGGAGGTGAGGTCGACGAACTGCTCGATGACCAGCCCGGGGAACAGGGGGTCGGCCCGGTCGACGGTTTTACAGGCCCGCGGCGTGGACTGCCCGCCGGCGACGACGAGGGCCCGGGTGCAGGTGGGTGGCGTGGTGGTGTAGCTGGCGTCGGTGAGGTTCCCCCGCCGGAAAGCGAACCGGGCGGTGCCGCTGCGGTCGGTGGGCTCGTACACCTGAAACTGCAGCCCTGAGCCCACCTGGACGACGCGGAAACCGAGCCCGGCCGTGTTGGCCAGCTCGGTGAGGACGGCGAGGAGACCCTCGAACTGGTTGAGCTGCCTGGTGACGGTCGGACCGTGCAGGCCGTTCGCTGCGAGGGTGAGCAGCGGGTTCCTCCGGGACGCCAGCGCCCCAGGACCGGCATTGACGTTGACGAGGGTGCGCATGGCGGTTTCGGTGACTGCGCCGCTGATCTTGTACACCGTGTCCGCCTGTGACCCGATGGCGCTGCCCGGGGCGGGCCAGCAGGTGTAGCGGGCCAGTAGCTCGGTGTCGGACACCCCGCCGACAGTGAGCTTGCCGGCGCCGGAGTCGTCCTTGGATCGGGACCAGTCGACGGTACGGATCGGCCCAGAGTCGACGAGTGTGCCGTCAGCGGTACGGATAATCAGTCCGTTGCCCTCGGCCAGCAAGTTCGCCTTCCCTGAGTCTGCGGAGATCTCCAGGACGAAGGACCCGATTGCGTTGTAGCGGGGGATGACGGTGAGGCTGGTGTAGTCGTCGATCTGCCCGATGCGTTCCAGGGCGGGGTTGCGGACGTAGACGCGAAGTGCGGTGCTCATGGGGTCCTCCTCTCAGGCGGCCAGGTAGCGGGGCTGGTACGTCATCCGCACTGAGGTGTCCGTGGTGGATCCGGCGACGGTGAGGGTGAGTTCGTTGATGCCGGTCTCCAGTGGCCACAGGGCGGAGTCGTCGGAGAGGTCCGGCCACAGGTTGGTGATCCCGTTGAGCAGGGCGGTCTGCTGCCGTTCCCGGGTGTCGATGACGATCGTGTCGACGCCGGTGATCGTGCGGGCCAGGACCAAGGTCTGCCCGGTCGTCACATTGGTGAGGGTGACGGTGGTGGCCGGCCCGGTGATGGTCCACACGGGGAAGGCGTCATCGTCTCCGTCGTTGTCGACGGTGACCGCACCGAGCACCTGGGAGTCGCCGACAACGAGCGGCAGGAACGGGAAGAAATCCCCGCCCGGGTCCGTCCTCCAGGTGGTGGTTACCTCTCCCCCGGACCAGTACGGGGACGGGACGGCGAACACCAGGGCGCTGATGCACCAGCGGGCGCCGGCGGCATCGCGGGACTCGTCCCCTTCCATCCCGTCCTGGTAGAGGACACCGATGCTGCGCTGCGCCCCGTCGGGCTCGGTAAGGGTGAGGGTCCCCTGGCCTCTCTTGGGGTTGAGGGAGCGGATGAACGCCCGACGGCGGGCTTTGTATGCGGCCCGGGAGTCGTTGGCCCAGAACGCGATCGGCAGGGTGATCGTCTTGCCTTCGGCGCGGACCTGCCGCACCTCGTACCCGTCGATCCCGGGGGACTCGTCGGTCGCCATGGCGTACCCAGGCATGTCCAGGCCCTTGGCGCCATGCTGGACTACCCAGCCGCGCTCCCAGTCGGTGAGGAGCGTCGTCACACCACCCGGGTCCGTGAAGGACACCAGGGGCATTTCGACAAGGCGTTGCGGCCACTCCCACGGCGGCTGCGGCTCTACTGGGGCTGAGGCTACGAGGATCGGCATCAGCCGGCTCCGCTCATGACGGGGGCGTGGAGCATTTCGTCAGCGGCGAGGGCGTCGAGGATGCTTCGCTTCGAGGCGACCTCGGTGACGCGGGCGTTGTAGTTGAGGACCCGGTCTCCGCTGGTGTTGTTGACGGTGCGGGTTTCGGTGCGTGACATGGTGGCCGCCGCAGACGAGCGGACGGTGCGGGCCATGGCTGCCGCCGCGTCGGCTGCCCCGGGGATGCTGGCCCGGATACCGCCCTCGAAGCCGCCGCCGAAGAACCGGCCCAACTGGTCGGCGACCTTCGACGGGCTGAAAATTTTCAGCTCGACCCGCAGGGTCTTCTGGATCTTCTTCGCCAGGTCAGCAAGAGCCTTGATGATCGATTTTTCTTGGGCGACCAGGCCGGTCAGGAACCCCTTGCCGGACATGGCCCCGGCGTCGTACATGACGTCAGCGGCAGACTGCCCGTAGGCGGTGGCAGCCTTCCCGATCTGGACCTGGGTGGCGTTGATGCTCTTGAGCTGGGCGTCGGTCGCCTTCACCAACGCTGCGGCGTAGGGTGCGCCCTGGTCCGGGCCTGCTTGGATGATCTGCCCGATCAGGTCCTTGGACAGGCCGCGCTTGCCCAGGATCTCCAGGTTCTTCGAGAACGCCTGGAGCTGACCGAGGCGAACCTGGAGCCCGTTGAGGATTCCGTCCGCACCGAAAGGCAGCCCACTGTTTGGCAGACCGGTCAGAGACGCGAAGCCGCTCGCGTTGGCGGTCGTCTCAGTGGCGAACGCCTTGGCCTGGGCGATCTTCGCGGCGATCATGCCTCGCTGCTTCGCCAGGGTCTGGAGTGCCTTGTTCTGTGTGGTGAGCTGTCGTATCAGCTTGTCGTCGAGAGTGGTCTTGACGCCCTTGAACGCGTTCTTCACGGCGGTGGCGACCTGGGTCATGGCCTTGTCGATCGCGGACGCCGTCCCGGCCAGGGCCTTCAGGAAGTTCGCCCCGACGCTGGCTGCTATGGGCCCGGTGTCGATATTCTTCCCGCCAACCCGGATGACGCCGCCGGTGGCATAGCCGGTGCTGCGGCGGAACCCGGTGTTGATCTGAACCCCGCCGCCGACGATGCCGCCTTGGGCGTAGCCTCCGATCCGGTTGTACGCCGCCGACAGCGAGCCGTAACGGCTGAGGGCGTATCGCATGGAGGCGTAGATGTTTGCCATCGGGTCCACGGACACCCCGTAGAGCTTGGGCCCGGTCTCGCGGTACTTCCCGGCGTAGGCGTCGAACGTGGGCCGGATGACCTGCATCAGCCCGACGGACGGGGTGCCGTTGATCCAGTTGATGTCGTTGCGGTTGACGGCCTTGGGGTTACCGCCACTCTCCTGGTTCATCCGGCGGAGCGTCGTGTTCACCAGGGACAGAGACTGGCCGACCTGCCCGAGGGCCTGAGTGACGACACCCCGGAACCGCTCGACGCCAGCACCGGCGTCCCCGCCGGTGCCCCCTTCGAGGTACCGCATCGGGTCGATGGTCTTGCCGTTGATGCGTGCTTCGAGGTGGAGGTGGGGGCCGGTGGTGTTGCCGGTGGCTCCGACGCGGCCGATCTGCTGGCCGCGCTTCACCGTGTCCGACGCCTTCGAGAGCATCGCCGACATGTGCGCGTACAGGGAGGACAGGCCGCTGCCGTGGTTGATCTCGATGTGCTTGCCGTAGGGCCCCGAGTCGATGGCCTGGCGGACGATGCCGGAGTCGACCGCCCGGATCGGCGTGCCGGTCTTCGCGGGGAAGTCCAGGCCTGTGTGCCGGCCGCTGGACCACATGAGCCCGGCCTTGCCGAACGGGGTGCCGTAGGAAGCGGACACGGGCTTGAGCCACTGGCCGGTGCCCTCGACGATGTCCTTGCCGCGGATGTAGTCGATGGCCTTGTTGATGAGCCCGATGGGTGCCTGCCCGATCATGCCGGGCCAGGTGCCCTTGTTCTTCCCAAGGGCTTTCGTGATGCCCTTCTTGACCGGGGAGAACGCCGATTCGGCAAGGTCGGCGAGTCCGCCCCGGGCGACGTCGGCGCCCTTGGAGAGGACGCTGCCGACGGCGCTGGTAATGCCGTCGAAGATGCCGCCCTCAGCGAAGCCGCGGAAGGCTCGGAGGGACTGGCCGCGCATGGCGGCCTGGTTCACAGCGTGGAGCCGAGCCCGCTCATACGGGTCCTGCATAGCCTCGGAGACGTACACGCCCTCGCCGCGGCGCATGGGGACAAGCTGGTCGTCGCCCTGCCGCCACGATGACTGGCCGGGGAGGATCCCGCCGCGGGCGAAACCCTTAGGCATGCCCATGGGCTTGAGGTCGGGGACCCCGGGGATTTTAGCGGCGGTCTTGTTCCAGACGGCGACGATGCCCTTGTTGTAGACGACGTCGATCCAGAACTTGATCGGGGCCTTCACCAAGTCCTTCAGGCCGGCCCAGATCTTCCCGAGGCCCTTCTTCAGGGTCTCGAACGCGCCGGACAGCTTCTCGGCGAAGTTGCTGAAGCCGCGGCGGACGGAACCCCAGGCGTCAGTCGCGGTGGACTTGACGTTCGTCCAGAGGCTGCTCCAGGCCCCGGATACCTTGTCCTTGATCCAGTTGAAGATCACGACAGCCCGGTCGCGGAGGCTGGTGAACCAGCGGATCGCCCCGTTGACGATGTCCGGGATGATGCTGTGTCCGAGGAGGACGTCGTACAGCCACCGGAAGGCCTTGGCGATGGCGTTGGTCAGCCACTTCACGGCGTCGACGCCGGGCTGGATGTCCTTGCGGAGATCCGTCATCGACTTGATGAACAGCTTCAGCGCCGGGATGACAACCCGCAAGATGATCGCCGTGGCCAACTGGGTCATCAGCATGGAGAACTGGATCAGCGGCGGCAGCAACGGCATAATCGCGGGCAGCAGCTGGATCAGGAACTCGGTGCCCAGTAGCGCCAACTGCGGCAGCAGCGGGGCCAGGGCGAGGAGGATGTCTCCGATGCTCTTCCCGAGCTGCATGAGCGGCGGCACGAGCATCGGGATGATCGGCAGCAGCTGCTGCAGGACCCGCATGAACGCCGCCGCGTACTGCCCGGCCAGCTCGGCTATGACGGCGGACAGGCCCTTGATGATGGGGCTGAGGACCGGGCCGAGGATCCCGGCGATCTGGGCGATGACCGGGGCCAACTGGTTGAAGACGATGATCAGCGTGTCGAAGATCGGTATGACCAGTGGCAGGAGGTCGGCGATCAGCTGGCCGAGAACTGGGAGGAGTGGCGACACGGCCTTGACTAGGGCGATGATCGCTTGGGCGGCCACCATCAGCACCGGGCCCAGGGCCTCCGCGACAGGGAGGAGCGCCTCCCCCAGTGTTGCGAACAGGTCGGAGACGGCGGGACCGAGAAGCTTCGCAACCTGCGTCACCGAGGGCGCCAGGGCGGCGAGGACCGGCAGGACTGCCTGTATGGCGTCGCCGAGTGCCCCAGCAAGGAGGCCGGCCACTGCCTGAACGGCGGAGAAGATCGCCTTCAGTGAGGCTTGCACCTCAGGCAGGGCGGTGACCCGGCGGATCTCTGCCAGGGCGGATCCGATGATGGCGAAGAAGTCGCCACCCCCGTCGGCGGCGGCCCCGAAGACGTTCTTGATGATGCCGCCAAGGTCCGCCAGCACCCCACCAAAGCTGACCGCGACGTCGAGGGCGGTGTTGATGGCCTCTTCGAGGCGCCCGTTCTCCAGGCTGGTGGCGAGCCGGCCCATGACCCGGTCCATGGCGTCGCCCGCACCGGCCGTGATGCGGTACCAGGCGGGACCGGCGGCGATGGTGAGCTGGGACAGGCCTGTGACGATCTGGCCCGGGACCTGTACAAGGGTCCCGAGCCCGTCACGGATGACGTCAAAGGTGCCCTTCAGCTGCCCGGTCCGCTCCAAGGTGTCGACCGCGGTAAGGGCGCTCTTCGCCATGGCGTTGAGCTCGATGGCGGCCCCGACGAAACCGGCCCGGACGGTGGGCAGGATGCGGCTACCGACCTCCTGGAGGCGGGTGCCGAGCCCGGCGAACAGGCTGTCCTGGACGTCCAGTTTCATGGCCCGCCACGCGGGTGCCATCTCCTGAAGGATGCCGACGAAGCCGCGGGCGTTCGGTGACAGCTTGCTGATGGCGTCGTTGAGCTTCGTGGTCTGCGTGGCAGCGTTCGTCTGGGCGTCCGCCACGGCACGGGCCGCGTCGGCGACCGCTCGGTGGGCGTCGGCGAGGCCGCGTTCCTGGTCGGCGACTTGCTCGCTTGCCGCCCGGATGCGTTCCTGTGCCTGCACGACCGCGTCGGATCCGGCGACCCCTGCCTTGTTCGCTGCTGCGGTTTCGACCTGCTGGCGCTTGTGCTGCCGGGCCTGCTCGTCGGCTGCTGCTCGCGCCCGCTGTACGGCAAGGTCTGCCTGCTGGATCTGGAGCTGGGTGGCGGTCGGGTCGGAACGGATCTTGGCGAGGTCGAGTTCGGCCTGCTCGATGTCAAGCGCGGCTTGCTTCTGGTCGAGGGCGCCTTGGCGGAGGCGCTGGTTCATGTCCTCCAGGTCGCGGATGGCCTGGCGTCGGGCGGCGGACAGCTCCTGCTGCGCTTGGCGGGCGGTCCGCTGAGCTTGGGACAGGTTCCGTTCGGCATCGGCGACACCCCGGTGGGCGTTGGCGAGGGACCGCTGCGCCGACTCCACCTGCCGCGCAGCGGTCACCGCCGCCTTCGCTTCCGCCGGTGCCGGGGTGAAGGCTGCCTTGATGGCGTCGCCGACCCCCGAGGTGCCGAGCTTGATCGCGGCGAACGCGGAAACGAGGGTGAGGATGCCGGGTGCTGCAACGGCGGCGAGCGGGCCGAGCTGCCCGATTGCCGAGCCCATCGCCGACAGCTGCGGTGTAGCCAGGAGCGCGGCGGCAGCAATCTTCGCTATCCGGCCGGAGAGAAGCCCGGCCTGGGCGGATGCGCTGCCGCCGCTGCCACCGAAACTTCCGAGCGCCGAGGTGATTCCGGCGAGTCCGGAAAGGCGGGTGCGGATGTTGACGGTTCGGTCGCGTGCCACATGATTGAGGGCGGTGTTCGCCGCGGTGGTGTCGGCTCGGGCTGCGACGCGGACGGTGCGCCTGCGGGTGAGGTTGTTGATGTCGTCGGCGGCGACCCGGGTGTCAACGTCGACACCGATGCGGACCCGCTGGCGTTGGGTGAGGCCGCGGAGTTCGTTGGCGGCAACGCGGGTGTCGAGGGTGGCGCGGAGCTGTACGAAGCGGTCGGCGGTGAGCTTGTCGAGGGCCTTCTCGACCCGCTTGTATGCCGCATCGTTGATCTTGGCGACGATGTCGACGGTGGTCTGCCCGAACCCGGCGAGCTTCGTCTTGGCCGCGGTGTCGTCGACCTGCGCTGTGATCTTCACGGTGCGGTCGGCGTTCAGCTTCCTGAGAGCCGTCTTCGCCGCGGTGTCATCGAGTTGAGCGGTGACCTTGACGGTGCGCTGGTCCGTGAGCCTGCCCAGCCCGGTGCGGGCTGCGGTGTCGTCCAGCTCGGCCCGGACCTTCACCGTGCGGTCGCGGGTGAGCCGGGCCAGGGCGGTGGTTGCGGCCTTCTCGTCGACTTCCGCTGTGAGCTTGATCGTGCGGGCCTTGGTGAGCTTGGTGAGCTTGGCCTCGGCGACCGTTGGCAGGAGGTCGACGCCGACCCGCACGGTGGGGGTGGCTGCGGCGAGCTTCCGGCGGATCCCGTCGAGGATCTGGTCGCCGGCGACTTCCCCGGCGAGCTTGGCGGGCTGGCGGATCGCGGAGGGCAGCTCGACGCGAAGCCGGTCGCCGAACTGGGTCGTGTCCGGGATGAGCGATACCCGGGTCGATCCGACAAGTGTCGGCTCGGCCATGCTGCCCTCCCCTCCTACGGTGCTGCTTCGAGTTCGCGGAGCTTGCTGGCCCAGTGGTCGATCTCCGCTTGATCGGTCTGGGTGGTGCTGGGTGAAAACTGGTTGAGGACTGCCTCGCTGTACGCAGCCCCGGCGGCTTCGAGTTCGGCTTGCCGCTCGTCGACCTCGGTGGCCGGGGATTCGACCGGGGGCATGTCCGGTGGTTCGCCCTTGAGATGGGCGGCCCACAGGACGCGGATCATGAGGAGGAGGGCGTTGTACTGGGCGGCCTGCAAGTAGGTGCCCTGCGTCCACCGCCTCCCGTCCACGTCCCCAGCCGTTGCCGCCTTCGTTGCGGAGTCCTCCGGCAGGTGCTCGACCAGGTCCCGGAGTTCAGCCCAGTTCATGGACCCCTCGCCCCAAGACATGGCCCAGAACTCGTCTAGGCGGCGACCGGGGTAGTAGCGGATGAGGTCGGCGCGGAGGGCTCCGGAGTGCTCTTCGAGGAGCTGGAGGAGCCGGAGCCTTCCCCCGTGTCGGTGCCCGCCTCCCCGCTGATGTCCTTGAGTAGTTCGGTGAGTTCACCGACGGTGAGCTGGGCGGTCTCGATGAGCTGGTCGAACGCCTCGGGCGGGGTCGCGATCTTCCGGAGGACGCCGAGGTTGTTGCTGTCGCCTTCCGCTTCGACGGCCTTGACAACGGCGAGGGGCCAGTAGTCCTGGGTGAGGAACGAGCAGGTGCGCTCGTTGACCTCGCCCTCGGTGTCGCCGGGGACCTCGAAGACGAGGTCGACGTGCTTGACCCCGGCCTTCTGCGCGATCTGGGCGCGCATCTCCTGGAGGCGGATAACCTTGCGGTTCGGCTTGGACATGGTCCGGGTTCCTTACTCAGGCGGGGGCAGGCGGGGGCTTTGCAGGTGATCCGCCGTGCCGCCCCCGCCAGGGATTGGGCGCGACGGATCACCAGTCAGGGGTCAGGCGGGGAGGGTGACCTCGGTGATCATGTGCTGGACGGACTGGGCTCCACCCGGTGCGGACAGGGCGGTGAAGGTCAGCTCGTAGTTCGAGCTGTCGTCCGCGCTGTGCTTGCGGGCGCCCCGGTCGGACACGCCACAGCGGGCGATCATGATGCGGTGGCGCTTCCCGCCGTAGATCACATCCAGACCCAGGGCGATCTCCACCGTGTCCTGGGTCGACCCGGACCCGAAGGACAGGAACTGCTTTGTCGCCGGCGGCCCCACCGCCGACGGGATGCTGGTCATGTTGTCCATCTGCACCTGGTAGTACAGGGACAGCAGCTGGGCAGTCGTCTCCCGGAAGACCAGCTTGAACGTCTGGGTGCGCTTCTTCGCCAAGTCGACGACGGGCGCGTCCTCACCCCACGCGTCGAGCTGGGTGCGCTCCTCCGCCAGGGCCTCTTCGAGACCGTCCGGGGTGATGAACCCCATGTCGGCGAACCCAGCCGGCCAGGCGACCTCCGGTCCGGTGGGGAACGTGGTCCCGACGGGGGCCGCATACGCCTTGCCCGCTGTGCCGACGATGATGTTCGCAGAGTCGCCCACGACGGGCCTCCTAGCTGTTCGGGAGGGGTGGGCGGACGCTCATCCCCAGGATCATGCCGACACGGGCGATGCCGGTGTTGGGCTCTTCTGGTCGGTCTTGCGGGCCGGTCTCCTGCGAGATGGCGCTGACGGTGGCGTCCCCCGTGGAGCGTCCAGGGAACAGTTCCCACGCGGCACACACCCGCAGCGCGAGGCGCATGGCCGCGCCCTCGTCGGGGGCGTAGCAGTCGATCGAGAACCGGGGCCGGTCGGTGGTGGCCGGGTCGGACCAGCCGCGCATGGTGCTGGTGCCGCCGATCCGCAGGACCCTGACCACGGGGAGCGCCGCGGTCAGCGCCTTGCCCTCGGGGAGCTTCGACGTCACAAGGACACCGGGCATGCCGGCGCTCAGCAGGTCGATGGCGACCTTCTTGCCGTCAGGGAGGACCAGCGGGGTGACCATGGCTACTTGCCTGCGGCCTTCTGCGGCACGCTGCCGGTCGTCGGGTTCTTGTCGCCTGCCGTCTTGACGACCTCGTCGGCCTTCGGGTCGTCCTTGACCAGCTCGGCGAAGCCCTTCCAGCGGTGGACCTCGTCGGAGGCGACCTCGACGATCTCGCCGGGCTGCTGCTTGCCCCGGGGGAACGTCAAGCGCATCTTCACGGTGCTGCAGTCAGACATTGGAAGCCTCCTCACTGGGGGCCTCGGCGCGGTGCCAGGTGCCCCGCCTCGGCGAATCCTCAGCGCACAAGACGTTGAGGAACGTGGTGGTCGGATCGGTCACCTCAAGGTCGGCCGCCCACTCGCCGTCGGTGCCGTTCAAGCTTCCGAAGTGGTCCCCGGCCAGGAGCTGCTCGGGCACGGCGCAGACGACGGCCCGGCGGCAGGTCAAGTGCTGCTCGTCGAGCACACCGTCCAGGTAGTGAACGGCCTCCCCGATCTCCGGTCGGTCCGGCGTCGAGTTTTCCTTCATCAGTGGTCGCCTCCTGCGGCGTCGAGAGCGTGGGACATCGTGTAGCGGGGCGGGTGAATCGAACGGCCGTTGCGGTCCGTCTGCCGGGTCCCGTGCTCCACGAAGTACGAGTGCGGGGCGTCCGCATCGACGTGCCAAGTGCCGTCCGCGTCGGAGTGGTCGACGAGGTGGATCGACTCCTGGAACTCGCCCGTGTAGACCGGGGCTGTCGCGATCGCGACCTCCTCGACCTTCTTCATTCGGCCTCGAAGATCGGTCTGCACATCGGGATGCAGTACCAGTCCGGCGATGGCGTCCTCATCGAGGTCAATGCGCATGTCGTTCATCCGGCCACCTCCAGCAGCCGCACCGTCTGCCCCGACAGCGGACCGGCCTCCTGAACGTCACGAGGCACCCCGTCGACCTCCCAGGTGCGGCCGTCCCACTCGACCCGGGACCACTCCGACACCCGGGGGGCGCGGCGCGGCATATCCAACTGGGCGGCTGTGACCGTCTGGTCGCGCGCCTCATGGGCCTCCGACGACGACACATAGTCGACGGTGCACCCGTACACGGGGGTACGAGTGACGTGCGCCCAGTCCCGAACCTCAGTGTTGTAGTCCCCGTTGACCAGCGGTGCGTCAACGAGCACAACCGTCTGGCGTCCGATGGGGCCCGGCATCAGCCCACCACCAGCGGATCGAACCGGAACAAGCCGCAGGTGCGCAGCAGGTCACCCACGGCCGAGGCGAGCCGCTGAGGCTGCTCCCCATCCCGGAGCGCCCGCTTCGAGAAAGACCGTTGCCCCGTCGACATCGACTGAAGATCCGACTCGGCCTCGGTCTCGTCACCGCGCTCCAGCATCCAATGCACCTGCTGGACCGTCGCCTGCCGCAGCACCTCCAGCACCTCGGCGTCGTCGCGGTCATACCACGCCCCGAGCAGGGCACGGTCGACACGCTGCGACGCCAACGTCAACAGGCGCACAGCGTTCGACGGGGCCGGCTCGGGGGCCAGCCACGCCGCGAGATCGGGGACAGTCGCGTAGGGCACCGGCTACTCCTGGCCCTCGGGGTCTACGGCGGACTCGCGGGAGTCCTCGACGACCTGGGCGTAGTCCTGGCAGTCGGACTTGGTGGCGTCCTTCGCCTGGTCCGGGTCCATGCCCAGGGCGATGGCGTACTCCCGCCAGTCGGCGACCTTCGCGTTCGCCGCAGGCCGGTCCGGCACCTCGGTGGCGGGTGTGGCCGGCGACTCCGGATCCAGGTTCGGAACCGGCGCCGGGGTGCCCTCGCCGAGCCCCTTCTCGTGGGCGGTCACCCACTCCTGAAGCTGGGTGAGCGTGAGGGAGTAGGCGTGGTCGGCGAGGAGGCCGAGGGTGACCGCGTAGGTCGCCCACTCCTTCGCCGTACCGTCGTCGCCCGGCTTCTCGCCCACCGGGGGCTTCGTACCGATACGGTCCGCCGTGGTCGCCTCAGCCCCGTCCACGACGACGAGCGACTTGTCGCCGTCCGGGACGTCTGGGGCGCTCCCGGAGACGGGGACCAGGTGGCCGCGGGCGACCTGCTTGGCCATCTCCCCGGTCGGCGGGTCGTCCAGGTGGAGCCGAAGCCCACCTGTGCCGATGTACTCGCGGCGCCCCATGTCAGTACGCCTTCGGGAGCTTGAACACCGTGATCGTGCCGGTGGTGCCGCTGGCGAAGTCGACGAAGAGCTTCGAACCGCGCTGCTGGAACCGGGCGGAAGTGAACGGGCCGAGCCACTCCACACCGCTGGTTGCCGCTGCGGTCGTCACGGAATCGCCCTGCCCAGCCATCCACGACTGCGTGCCGGTGCCCGCCTTCACGGTGATGGCCTTCGTAGCCCCGGCGGTGTTCGTGACGCGGATGAGGGTGCGCTCGGGGTCGACGTCGTTGATGACTACGCCGTTGGTCACGAGCGTGGAATCGATCGTGGTTCCGGCGACGTCGGTCAGGTGGCCGTTCGGAACGAACTGGGTGTACGGAACTGCGGTGCGAGGCATGGGGAAACTCCCAGGTCAGATGGGTCGACGGATCACGGAGTGACGAAGGCGACCGCGATCCCGGTGGGCCGCAGGAGCTTCGCGCCGTACACGTGGAGACCACGGATCGCGTCGGCGATCGTCGACTGGAGGCGCAGCGCCTCGGTCTCCAGGATCTGCTCGGCGTAGGTGATCGCACCCGGGTAGCCGGCCTGCATGACCTGCACGTTGCCGGTCGGGTTGGGGGTGTTGTTCGACTTCAGGATGTCGAAGCCGGCGGCCCGGCCGGTCATGCCGTTGCGGAGGCCCTGCTCGCCACCGGAGGCGTCGACGCGGACGAAGCGGTCGTCGCGGAGGAGGGCGCCCTCGAATTCCGGGGACCCGACGAAGTACCTGCCCTCGGTGGGGACGTTGGCCCGGTCGAGCTTGGTGCGGAGCGGCACGAGGACCTTGTCGTAGGCGTCCGTGGCGGTGCTCAGAGAGATCGGGGAGCCGGTCGACCCGACGGTGTTCGCACTGGCCACCCCGGTGTACAGGGAGGCGACGTAGGCGTCGGCCCGGTCCCGGAGGCCGTAGGCGGCGTTCTGCGCCATCTGCCCCATGGGGTTGACGAGGGCCTGCGCCTTGTCGACGTCGTCGAGCTTGAAGGCGAACGCCTTGCCCTGGTCGATGACCAGGTCCACGCCTGCGGTCTCGACGTCCTCGTAGTTGAGGGTGTCGCCCGCGTCATAGTCGAAGATCGTCGGGTCGCCGATGGTGGTGATGTGCAGCGACTGGCCGCGCGAGGAGATCTCGCCCTCGTAGTTGGTGTTGACGAGCTGCGGCTGGGCGTAGACGAGGGAGGCGCGGAGGGCGGTCAGCAGCTGCGCCGACCAGATCTCGGGCTTGAAGTTGTTGATGGACAACGGAGGCTCCTAGGGAGGCATCAGCCGCTGCCGAGGTAGGCGTTGAGCCTTCCCTCCTGCACGGCCTTGGTGATCTCTTCGGCGGTCATGCGCGCCACGTCCGCTGCACCCAGCTGCCGCTTGCCGTTCCCGGCCCCGTCCATCGGTGCGCCACCTGCGGGGGTGGGCTCCGGCTCCCGCTTCGGCGCCTTGGCCGCGAGCTTGGAGTTGCTGTCGACTGCCGCCTTCACCGCCTTGGCGACCGCTTCACCGAACCCGTCGTCGAACGGGTCGAGCTTTTCGATGGCCTTGGCGAAGGAGCGTGAGTCGAGGAGTGCGTCGGGGTCGCCGCCGTGCTTCCCGGCCGTCTTGTAGACGGCGAGCTCCACCTGCGTCTGGCGGGCGCGATCGTCGGACGCCTTGGTCCGGGTCTGCGCCTCAGCCAGCTGCGCGCTGAGCTCTTCAGGGGTGGGCGGCTTCTGCTCGTCGGTCTCGATGCCGAACGCTCCGGCGACCTTCTTCATGAAGGCGGCCTGATCGTCTGCGGCTTTCTTCTCTGCGGCGGTTCGCTTGGCCTTCTCGGCTTCGACGTCACCACGGAGGTTCTCGACGAGCTTCTGGAACTTGGCCGGGTCGAAGTCGCCTTCGAACGTCGGGGACTTCCCCTTGGGTTCGGTGGCGGGCTCTACCGGTTCGGTGGTGGGTGCGGCCGACTCTGGCGGAGTCGGTGCGGCCGGGGGTGCAGGCGGGGTGGCCGGCTGGGTGCCGGGGTCCGGTGTCGTTCCCTCGGGTGTGGCGGGGGCGGGGGTGCTCATCTCGGTGCCTCCTTGGGCGGCCTACACGCGTCGGCGGCGCCTTGTCCGCTGGCGTGTTAGCCCAGATGTTAACCCTGAACCCACCACAATGCTGCACAATCAAAGGCCATAGCGCAAGATGTCCTTAGAATCCAAGGATCAAGGGGGTGGGTGGTGATGGTCAGCAGCAACCGTATAGCCGACACGGCACGGCAACTCCCCGCCGCACTCCGCCGCATCGAACAGCAAGCCGCCCACGACGCAGCAGCCCCCCTCGCCCGCGCGCTCACCGGCGCCCAGCAGGTAGCCACCCGGCAATGGCTCCACGCCACCGACCGGCAAACCCTCCCGTCACCCAGCGCCCTGGACCGGCTCATCGCCGCTATCAAGCAGCTGCTGACCGAAGCGTTCCGCGGCAAGGGCAAGCTGGCGGCCGACAGCATCCGCATCGCCGCCTTCAACTCGGCGCAGCTCAGTACCCGGCAAGCGTCCGCGCTCGCCGCCGCGATGCGGGAAGCCCCGTCGCCACCGGTCCAGCCCGTCATCGGCCCCGAGGCCGCCGCCGCAGCAGACGCCGTACCCGCCGCTGTCGACGAGGAGCACCACCACGCGCTGGCGCTCCTTACCGCGGCCAGCCTCACCGCCCTCGGATTCGCAGGCGTCACAGGGGTGTTCAACCGGGCCCGGCGCGCCGTCACCCGCATCGCCCGCCATGCCGCCGTCGCCGTCACCAGCGCCGCCGCACACGCCGCTGCTGCAGTCGCCCGCGCCATCGGGCCCACCACCCGGCTCCTATGGGTCGCCGAACCCGGCGCCTGCGCTGCATGTGCCGCCTACGCCGGACGCAGCGTCGCCGCCGGCCGACGGTTTCCTGCCGCCCTCTCCCTCGACCCGCGACGCACCGTGTTCGCCACCGCCCTCAAAGGGCCCCCGCTGCACCCGTCCTGCAGGTGCTGGACCATCCCCTACGCCCCCACCTGGACCGTCGACGGCACGGCGTTGCCGCGACTCCTACGCCAGTACGCGCAAGCAGAACGGAGGGCCTGATGCCTAAAGGGACCATGGGCGAGGACAAGTTCGAGCGGTTCCTCGAACTCCACACGGAAGGGCTCGGCCGGAACGCGATCTGCCGCGAAATGGGGCTCACCGCCGCAGTCGTCTCCCGCACCGCCGAACACCTCGGCGTGACCTTCGACCGGTCGCGCATCGAAGCCGCCACAGCCGCGCGGCTCGCCGACCTTGCCGAGCGGCGCAGCATCCTCGCCGAACAGCTCACCAGCGACGCCGAACGCCTGCGGAAGAAGCTGTGGGAGCCGACCGTCGTTTACGCCTTCGGCGGGGCGCAGAACATCTACAACAGCGAGCCCGTCGACGAGCCGCCGCCCGCCGATAAACGCTCCCTCATGAGCACCGCCGGTATAGCCATCGACAAGTCACTCAAGCTCGCACCGGCGGAGAGTAGTGGTAGCGGAGCGGATGACGCCAAGTCGATGCTCGGGAAGCTCGCCCAGGGCATCGCAGAGATCGCCAACCAGCCCGACGAAACACCCCTTGAGAGCGAGCAGTGACGAGGCTCGCGACAGCCCCAAGTCGCCCCAAAATTGGTAGAATTAGCAGGTCAAGCTACATACAGGACCCCCGCGACGGCTGGAACCGTCCGGGGGCGCGGCCGACACTTACGAGGAGTGCCGACATGACCAAGCGTACCTGCGACGTGCCCGAATGCGCCAAGCCCGCCCGTGCCCGAAACCTGTGCACGATGCACTACCAGCGCGTGAAGAAATACGGGGGCACCGATCTCCCGGTCCACGTCAAGGCTTCCGACCTGAAGTGTTCAGTCGAAGACTGTTCGACCCCCGCAAAGGGTGGTCACGGTTGGTGCCACATGCACTACCGGCGGATGCGCCTCCACGGCTCTCTTGACCTCCCAGCTAGGTCGGCAAGCAGCGCAAGCTGCCGAGTCGACACCTGCTCAAAGGGCGGTCGACTCGTCCGCGGCCTGTGTGCAGCGCATTACGCCCGCGTCCGGACCTACGGAGATGTGCGTGCCGACATCCCCATCGAGGCCCGCGGCGTTACGACCGAGTGCCAAGTGCATGGCTGCGACCGCGGCGACAACCTGAAGCGCGGTTGGTGTGGAATGCACTACCAGCGCTGGGCGGCGCACGGTGATCCGCTCTGGGAGCCCGAGCGCCAGCCTGCGGTCTGCACCGTAGACGACTGTGGGTCCGAACTGACAGTCGGGAAGGGACTCTGCCGGAAGCACTACATGCGACTCCGAAGGACCGGCAGCACCGCAGACCCGGTCAAGGCAGTCCATGCGGATCGCGGATGCACAGTGGATGGCTGCGGCAAGCAGGTCGACCGGCGCGAGATGTGCACCACGCACTACACGCGCTGGAAGAGACACGGCGACCCTCGCACGGTGCTTCGAATCTGGACCCCACAACAGTCCTTGACTTGCAGCCACAACGGGTGCGAACTCGGGTCCGAGAGGAAGGGGTTGTGCCAACGCCACTGGGCTGCGGCGTACCACCTGAATAACAGAGCTGAGCGCAACGCCCGGATGCGGGAGCACTACCTCGCTAACCGCGAGGAGTACTACGCAAGGACGCATCGCCGTCGCCAACGCGTGGACGCGAACATGGACGCTCTCGATCGAGCCTTGTCTGCTGACTATCGTCGCGCCATTGCAAACGACCCGTGCTTCTACTGTGGGAGGGAAGCCGTAAGCGTTGACCACTTCTTCCCTCTCGCCAAGGGGGGCACGGATCACTGGTGGAACTTGGTGCGAGCCTGCGAGGCCTGCAACAAGTCCAAGTGGGCCCGCTGTGGAACCTGGTTCCAGTTGGTGAGCGGAGGTGGTCGTGAACCTGTCGTCGCTTCCGATGTCGCGTAAGCAGCTGCGCTCTATTGCACAGTCTGCACGGCACCGGATTGCGATCTGGTCGGGGGCGATTCGTTCAGGTAAGACGATCGCCTCCCTGGTCGCCTTCCTGATTGCTCTTTCTGTGGCTCCGTCTACGGGCCTTGTGATCATTGCGGGCCGATCGCTTCAGACGATCGAGCGGAACCTTATTGAGCCGCTCCAGGACCCCGCAATTTTTGGAGCGCTGTCCCTACAGGTGGTTCACACCAGAGGGTCGACGACTGCGGTCATCCTGGGGCGCACCGTGCACCTCATTGGCGCATCGGATGCCCGGGCAGAGGGGAGGCTACGTGGGGCCAGCGTGTGCCTGGCCGTGGCGGACGAGATCACTCTCCTTCCGGAGGCGTTCTTCAAGCAGCTCCTCGGCCGGCTCTCTGTGCCGGGCGCCCGCCTGCTTGGCACAACGAACCCTGATAGCTCTGCGCACTGGTTGAAGCGCGACTTCATCGATCGAGCTCTTGAGCTGGGCATCGGGCACTGGCACTTCACACTCGACGACAACCCGTCTCTCACTCTCGAATACACGGAGTCGATTAAGGCTGAGTACGGGGAAGGCACGCTCTTCTTTAAGCGGTTTATCGAGGGCAAGTGGATTGCCGCCGAGGGTGCCGTATTCGATATGTGGGATGACGAACGCCATGTTGTCGACGCCCTGCCGCGAATGCATCGCTGGCTCTCTGTGGGCGTTGACTATGGAACGAGTAACCCGTTCCACGCGACGCTGCTGGGGCTGGGAACGGATCGGCGCCTGTATGTGGCGTCGGAGTGGCGGTACGACGGACGGCACCAGCGCCGCCAGTTGACGGATGCCGAGTACTCGGAGCGGATGCGTGGCTGGCTTGGTGACGTGCCGGGGATTGGTCCGGTGCGTCCGCAGTTCGTGACGGTGGACCCGTCCGCGGCGAGCTTCAGTGCGCAGCTGCGCCGGGACAAGCTGACGCCGACGCCAGCGAAGAACGACGTCTTGGACGGCATCCGCACGATGGCAAGCCTCTTGGCATCCGGGAGGCTCCTCGTCCACGCATCGTGCAGGGCCCTGATCGGCGAGATGCCCGGCTACGCCTGGGACGACAAGGCGGCCGAGAAGGGCGAGGACCGCCCGATCAAGGTTGCCGATCATGGAATCGACTCGGCCCGCTATGCCCTATTCACGACCCGTGCCCTGTGGCAGCGCCAGCTCGCCCTGGCCGCCTGACCGAAAGGATCTGTCATGCCGCTGCCTCCGTCTGGGAACACCCCTTGGCCTCCGCCGAAGCTGAATATCCCGCACGCCGACATGGACATGTGGCGGGCCTGGTACGCGGGCGACACCGGACATTTGGCGCAGGTGTACGGCGGGCCGGCCAGCTACACCCGGAACGGCATCGCGCGCGCGTTCTTCGACGTCGACAAGCGGCGCGCGACCGGTGGTGATGAGCTGCGCATGTTCTGGGGGCAGGATCCGTCGCCGGGGCAGCAGGCGGCGAAACTCCATATCCCGATCGGCGGGGACATTGCGGAGATGTCCGCGAACCTGCTGTGGTCGGACGTTCCCACGGTGACGGTCGACGTGGACTCGACGGACAAGGCCACGGCCGCGTCGACGCAGGCGCAGATCGGCCGGTACCTGGACGACAGGGGCCACGCGAAGATGAGGGAGGCGGCCGAGCTGACGGCCGGGCTGTCCAACGTGTATCTGCGGGCTGTGTGGGACACGACGCTGCGCCCGCGCCCGTGGTCGGACGTGATCCTCGCGAACGCCGTGGTTCCCGAGTGGCGGTGGGGCATGCTGGCGGCGGCGACGGTGTGGCGGGAGCTGGAGCCGCTGGATGACGCTGGTGGGGTGTGGCGGCTTTTGGAGTACCACACTCCTGGGTTGATCGAGTACGGGGTGTACAAGGGCGATCACGCGACGCTCGGCATGCTGATGGAGTTCTCGGACCACCATGAGTCCGAGTTCCTGGCGAGTCGCACTGACAGCCGGGGGCGTCAGGCGACGGGCATAGACCGGCTGCTGATCACGCACCTGCCGAACGTCCTCCCGAACCGTGTGTGGGACGGGGTGCCGGACACGGCCCCGCTGGGGCGCTCCGACTTCGCGGGCATTGAGCCGATGATGGATGGGCTCGATGAGACGTGGTCGTCCTGGATGCGGGACCTACGTCTGGGGAAGGCCCGGGTGGTGGTGCCACAGGAGATGCTCGACACCAGCGGTCCGGGTGGTGGTTCCTCGTTCGACCTGGATAGGGAGCTGTTCGTGTCGGTGAGCGGGTTCCTGGGCGACGAGTCTTCTCTGAAGGACTCGATCACCGAGATTCAGTTCGCGATCCGTGTTGATGACCATGAGCGGACTGCGAAGGCGTTGCGTCGTCAAATCCTTGCGTCGGCCGGCTACTCCGCCCAGTCGTATGGCGAGGAGGGGGCGGTGGCGGTGACGGCTACGGAGGTAGCGGCCCGGAAGGAGGAGAGCCTCACGACCCGGGGCTTGAAGATCCTCTACCAGCGGCCGGCGCTGCTGGAGCATCTGACGACTCTGACGATGGTCGACGTGACGCACTGCGGGGCGAAGGGCGTGGACCCGGCGGCGGAGTTGACGGCGTCGTGGCCTCAGGCGGTGCAGCCGGATCCGGAGGCGACGGCGCGCTCGCTGTCGCTGCTGGAGTCGGCGGGGGCGATCAGCACGTACATGAAGGTGAAGATGCGGAGCCCTGAGCTGGACGAGCCGGAGGTCTTGGCGGAGGTGCGGCGGATTCGGGACGACAAGGCGCAGCAGATTCCGGCTGGGGATCCGTTCAACACGGGCGGCGTCGAGGAGCCCGAGGAGGTGGAGCCGGACGACGACGTTGAGCCGGGCTTCGATGAGGGCCAGGAGGTCGAGGAGGAGCCAGCGGGCGGGGCTTCGCGGCCCGAGTTGGCGGCTTAGCGGCGGCGAGCTGTCTCAACGCCTTGGGCCCGCCTGATGGTTCAGGACGGGCCCAGGGTGGGGGTTGGCGCTATCGGGGCGGCCCCCCAGTTCGGGCATCTGAGATCTCGATGACCTCGACCTGCTTCTCGACGGGGAGTTCGTCGAGGAACCGGGCGTCGCCGTAGGCGGCATGCTTGGCGGCCAGGGCGTCGGTTCTGGTGGTAGCGGTGAAGGCGATCCAGGTGGCGGTGCACCAGGGGGTATCGCCTTCACGGAAGGTGTGGATCACGCCGTGGTGGAAGCACCAGGCGTAGCGAGTGATCGTCACGTGTCCTCCAGGACGTATCCGGTGCGGCGGGGTGTCCCGCTTTTCGTGGTCGGGCTGGTGTGGAGGCTGTTGATGAGGATGGAGCGGGGCTTCTTGCCGCTGTAGGCGTCGACAACGTCGGCCCGGTTGGTGCCGTCGTAGGCGGTGATGCGGATGGGCTCACGGTGGGTGTCGCGGGGGTCTGCGGACCGGTAGATCTGTCCAGGTTGAATGGTCATGACTGGTGCTCCAGTACATATCCGGCACGGCGGGGTGTCCCGTCGCGGGTGGTGGCCGTGGCGTGGAGCCGGTCGGCCCGCATCCAGCGAGGGCGGATCTCGCGCCCGTCCCAAGTGAGAGTGACGACCTGCACTTTCCGCATGCCGTCCAGGTCGGCGGTGCCGAGCGGTGCCCTGGTGATCCGGATGCGGGTGGGCCCGTCGGCGGGGTGGTGGCGGTTGCTGAGGCTGCGGTAGGTCTGTCCGGGCTGGATCATCGCGGGGGCTCCTGGGTGGCGCGCTGCTCCCGGTGGAGGTTGAGGCAGTCGGTGCACCACGCCTCGTTCTCCCTGTCCAGCCGGATCGGAACGTCTTCCTTGGCCCGTGGGCTGAGGATTCCTTCGGTGGTGCTGCAGGCGATGTTCTGCCATTCGTCAACGATGCGGCCGACGGGCTTGTGCCAGACGGTCTGGTCGGGGGTGCCGTTGAGGCCAGAGACGCGTTCAGAAACGGCGAGCATGATGCTCCTTCGGGTTGTGGGCCGCCGTGCCGTACACAAGCAGCCCAGAGGCGGTCAGAGGTTGTTGGGCTGGATGTCGAAGGCGATGACGCACCCTCCTTGCGCCAGTGGGTTGCGCCGGGCGATCTCTTCCCGGATCTCGTTGAAGAAGCCCAGCCGCGTCGTGCCCGACACAAGCGGCATCTGCCCTTGGTAAGAGCTGATCAGGAAGCCTGCGCCGTTGGGGGTCTGGATGGTCATGAACCAGAAGTAGTTCTGCGTCTTCGCCATCGGTCTACTCCTCGTTGTCGTTGTCATAGTCCCGCTCGAACCATTCGCGGTCACGGCGGGCGACTTCGCGTGCGGTGTCCTCCCACGGCGGCAACGGGGCCGGGGCAGGCGGCGGGGTCACGGGGTGCCGCCGTGTTCGCGGGCGATGTGGCGGTACAGCTCCTGCTCGGCCGACCCGTCGTTGACGTGCCACACCGACGTGGTCCATCCGCACATGCCGCACTTCCGGGAGACCTCGGCACTGGCGACGTTGACCGACCGTGCGCCCGACCCGAAAGGGTTCAGCTCGGAGAAGGCGTGGGTGCAGTCGTCGGCCTCGCACGCATACGGGTCGAAGACCGGGGCGAACGGCGTCAGGTAGTCGCCCTGCGGGCAGCGGCACACGGCCTTCCGGGCTGCACGCCGGGCCCTCATGCGGGCGAGGCGTTGGGCGTTGGTGGGCTGCTCCCACTGGTGGCCGCCCTTGCCGGGCAGGTACTGCCAGCCGTGCGGGTTGTCGTAGCCGCACCACCGGCACCCGTCCGGGTTCGGGGCGGTCTGGTGACGGATGACCTTCACGTGCCCCCCTCGGCGCACCGGCAGGTGTGCGGGCTCCGGTCGCAGTCCTGGCAGATCTCGTGCGGGCAGTGGCCGCAGTCGAGGCGGCGGACCAGCGGGAGGTTGCAGTCGTGGGCGGTGTTCGTCTCCGGGCGCTCCTGCTCGATACGGCGCGCCTGTTCCGGGGAGAGGGCGCAGGGCAAGGCGTCCCTGATCCCGGCCTGCACGTCGGCCATCTGCTTCTTGAACTCGCAGGCCGAGCACGGGTGTCCGTACTCGTAGCTGGCCCCGCATGCCTGGCAGTCCTGGAACCGGGCCGGCTTCAACGCCTCCAGCTCGGCAACCCGGGCCTCGGCGGTCTCCCGGTGGCGGCAGAGCACGTTCATGGCTCGTGCGTTCTCCGCCAGCTCGGCCGTCGCGTCGGACAGCTCTCCACGGAGTCGGTCGACCTCGGCCAGCAGGTCTCCAAGGGCTTCGCGTCGCGCTACGGCGGTGCGATCCGTCAGGCCGTGCAGTTCCTCGTGCCAGATCCGGATGGTGCGCTCGCGCTCCGGGGTCATCGGGGTGTCGGTCATCGGGCACCGCCCCGCTGTGCGGCGGGGATGCCGCGCTCGGTGCGGAACTCGTCGAGCGCGGCCCGGCAGCACGTCGGCTCGCCCTCGATGCTGTGCTCGTCCGTGCGAGTCGAGAGGTCGGCCGCCTCGTCGGCGGTCAGCGCCTCGAACTCCGACCAGCAGAGCGTGCACAGCACGATGTCGTCGGCCGTAAACGCGGCGGAGAAGCCCGGCCAGTTCTCGGCAAGGAACTTCTGCACGGCGGGCCACACCTCGGTGCGGAGGACGTCCGTCTCGTGCGCGTAGTCCGCCGTTGTCCAGTACGGGCTGACGGGCGGGGTGATCGTGGCACGGCCGTTGATCTTCGCGGACTTCTTCATCGGGGTCCTTCCGGAGACAGGGCGGGGTCGGCCCGCCGCAGGATGGGCAGCGGCGGGCCGGTGGGCGTGGTCAGTACGCGGTGACCTGGATGCGGTAGGAGCGGATCGTCCGCCCCCAGATGCGGGCGTGACCGCCCGGGGCAATCACACCGGTCAGCAGCTCCCGCTCCACCGCCGCGACCTGGTCGGCCGGCACACGGCGACGGACGGTGCCGGGGACGGTGTAGCCACCTTCACGCTCGATCAGGCGTACCTCGTGCAGCGGCGGGACGGGCAGCACGGCCGGCCCGTAGACGACGTAGGCGATGAACCCGAGGTCGACGTCGCCGACGAGGCGGATCGCGGCGAGGAGCCTGTCGGTGTCCGCGTCGGCCACTGCGATCTCGGCGGAGAGCTGGTTCGCCCGGCCCTGAAGGTTGGCGAGCTGGGACTCGGTGTTGTATCGGGCCTCCCAGGAGTAAAAGTTCCCGATGTCGAGGCGGCCGACGAGGGCGGTGATCTCGCGGTTGATGGTGGCGAGTTCGGCGTGGAGGTCGTTGTCGGTGTGGAAGCCGAGGGTGTCGATCACGTGGTGCTCCCTGCTCGGGTTGCCGGTGATGGTTGCCTGGTGCGCCGTGAAGTTGGTCTAGGCGACCTCCGCGAAGTCGGCCTGGGAGAGGTACCGGGTGGCCTTGTAGGCGGTGAGCGCGGCGTACAGGGCGGGGTCGGTCGGGGCGTAGACGTGGACGTGGATCCACTTGCCGGTGGTGCGGTGCTGCGCCCACACCTTGACGGCGTCGGCACCAAGGTGGGCGGCCCGGTATGCCTTGGCGGTGTGCCGGCCGTACCAGGAGCGCTGCCCGTCCTTCAGGTCGGCGCCGAGCCGGTCGAGGAGGTCGCCGGTGCGGATGAGGGTGCCCTGGTCGACGGCGGCGGCGATGAGGCCGGAGCGGGTGCGGTAGGCGAGGGCCTTGCTGACCCGGCGGGCGGCCTGGTGGATGCGGGCGATGGTGCGAAGTGCGGCGCGGCGGGTGCGGTTGCTGGCGATCACGGGTCCCCCTCGGGTGGTGCTGTGCGGCTTGGCGATGACTCCATCATGTAGCCCTACGCGTAGCCCTGTCAATAGGGCTACGTGCAGGGCATACGGTTGGCCTTACCGTAGGGCTACTCGTGTGTCAAAATGAGGGCATGGCCACCGACTACCGACCCAGCCCAGACGCAGCCGACGTCTTCGCCCAGTACAAGGAGCACTACGAAGGCGAGCGGGAACTCAAGCCCGCCATGCGCGAACACGCCGCCAACGAACTCAAGGCCGGTGCCACCGTTGGTCAGCTCGCCAAAGCCACCGGGCTCACCCCGGAGGTCTTTCGACGCATGGCCCGCGACCTCGGTGTCGAACGCCTTCGCCCACCCACCGTCGGCAAGCTCAAGCCCGAAGGAGACGCCTCATGAACGTCGCCGAGGTGGACGTTCTCGCTACCGCCGTGCACGCCAGCCAGTTCGACAAGATTGGCGTCCCGTACATCGAGCACGTGCGTGCCGTGGCTGCCGGGCTGGCCCCGTTCGGGGACGAGCTGGTGATGGCGGGGCTGCTGCATGACGTCACCGAGGACACCGACTGGACCGCAGACCAGCTGCGTGGAGCTGGCGTCCCGGACTACGTCGTCGCGCTTGTCGAGGCGGTCACGAACGAGCGGGGCGTCCCCTACGAGGAGAAGATCGCCCGCATCGCCGGGCAAGGGCGTGACGCGGTCCTCCTCAAGATCGCGGACAACGCGCACAACAGCCACCCCGACCGGGCAGCACAGCTGTCCGAGGAGCAGCGCACCCGGCTGGCCGCGAAGTACCGGGCGGCCCGGGACATCCTGCGGCCCGCCGCCGAAGACCGTGACATCGAGACCATCGTCAGGATCGTCAACCCGTCGCTGCTCGACGAACTCCGCGAACGGCAGAAACAAGGGAACCCCTCATGACCGACGCCTTGGTGGCCTTCCTCAAGGCCCGCCTCGATGACGACGCCCAGGCCGCGCGCAAGGCAGCCAGCCGCGAGCAAGGTGGCGCCTCTTGGAGGCTGGAAGGGGCGTCTGTTCGCGCTGGCGACGGAGCTCCCGTAGCGCGGCACACCTGGGCAGACGAGGGAGCCCACATCGCCCGCCAGGACCCGGCCCGCACCCTGCGGGAAGTCGAAGCGAAACGGCAGCTGATCGACGGCGCGCTGTCTGACCGGCATCACGTGAGCGCCGACCAGTACGAGACGTGCCCTCGCGCAACAGCAGTCGACGGGCTCGATGCGAGCACCGCAGCCGCGCTCGAAGATCTCAACGAGGAGCGCCGCCACGAGGACGGCGTCGAGCCGGAGTGCTGGGAGTCCTGTGGCCGGGACGCCCGGGTTCGCCGCACCCTGGAACTCCTCGCCCTGCCGTACAGCGACCACCCCGGATACGAGGAGGCGCTGACCGGGGGCTAGTTCCACCGATCTCCCCCACCATCCCGACTCCCCCGGCAGAATGCCTGCATGGCGAGGTACACGGTCCACGGCGCGTCCCGGCAGGAGTGCCAGGACGCCCTGGATGAGCTGCGCCGGCTGCTGGACGTCACGGTGACTCTGCTCCCGACGGATCGACTGGGCGGATCCTGGATCGCGCGCGTGGAACATAGAAAAGCCCCGGACCACCAGGTCCGGGGCTTCGTCGTGCGGTGACTAATCGTCGCCTTCTTCACCAAGCCGCACCCGCATCTCCTTCACCTTCCCCGAGCTGCTGAGCTCCGCGTACACGTTACGGTCCCCCTGTACCCCGCCTTCGCGGGCCTGCCTGACGAACTCTTCGAGCTCGTCGAACGTCATGTCCTTGCCTTCACCAGTGAAGCTCAAGCTGAGTGCCATGCGATCATCTTGCCGGAGCTCAGGCGCCCAGTCAGGCGTTCACTGCGACGTGCGCCGTTCGGCGAGGTCGGCGAGCCGGGCGGCCACGTTGAGCGCTGTCCGTGCGGCGACGTGGCCGAGGGCGGCGTCGTACCTGCTGAGTGCCGCGGCCAGAACGTCGGCCCTGGCGCGGCCGGCAGGATCTTCGCCAACGGTCGGGCCATAGGAGTACCGGGCGGCATCGGACGGTACAGGGTCATTGCCGTGCGGGTCTCGGTCGGACACCCAGGGGATCAGGTGATCGTCTGCGGCGTTGAACGGCGAATCTTTGATCCACACCCAGATGTCCACCGCCCCAACATCAGGGTGCTCCTTACGGAAGCTGGCCACGATCGGCCCGGCCGCATCCCACTCGGCCAAGGGCTCGTCGAACGACGTGAAACCTGCGGCCAGAACTGCACGTTCCGGGGTCTGGTCGGTGATTCGCCACGCATAGGTTCGATCATCGGTCACTGGTAGGCCCTCTCAGGTCGGCTGGTGCACGGGGTTCGGATGGCGACTGCGGTGGGCGTTCAGCGTTCAGCGTGCACCCCACGCCCGCTTGAACTCAGCGAAACAGGCGGGCAGAGTCCAGCCGGTAACACACAGGTACGAGGGCATGCCGGGTGACCGATTCCAGTGGTGCTCCACGTCAGGCTGCCCGTCGTCGAGGATGTAGGCGCACTCGATCTCCGCGTCGCCGAGCATGTGCCGGCGTTGACCGACAACGCCCCAGCGCCGTCGCAGGACACGGCCGTTCACAATCTTCGTCGGAGGTGAGGGCAGTCGGCGGCCATACGGGCCGATCCAGGCATCATCGGTCTCGGTCTCGGTCGGCATTCTCGTCCCCTTCAGCGGCCAAGGCGCTTGGCCTTGTTCGTGGTGGTCGCCTTACTTCCGCCCAGACCAGTGGAGTCCAGACGAGTGCAGGCGCGTAGCGGATTGTCGAAACTTGAGGCTGGTGTGACTGGTGGGGCGGTCTAGAGATTGTTAGAGGTGCGGGCCCAAACCCCGCGGGCGTCGGCGTTGATGGTCCGCTCGTCGTGGGTGACGGGCCCGTGGTAGTGCTGAACGACGGGCTGGGCGTCCCGGTTGGCGTCCTTGACCTTCGCAACCAGACGGGCCACGGCGAGGGCTACGGCAGTCGGCGATCCGAGGATGATGCCGAGGGTCAGCGGGTCGACCTGGCCGACGAGCCACACCGCAACCCCGACCGGGAGGGACGCGACGCTGAGGCCTTTGAGAACTCCGCTGCTGTCGATGGCCCACTGCGACATCGGGGGCGGGCCCGGCTGCGGCACGGGCGGGGTGAGGCCGACCGCGGGGAGCGGGGTGTCGTCTCGGTACGAGGTGGCCTCCTCGACCTGGATCTCGTTGATGGCGGCCATGAGTTGGTCGGCGTTGCGGCGGATGGCGGGGTCGGGCTGCCCGGCGACGGGCTGCTCGGGCAGCTGCACGGTGAACTCCTAGTGGTTGTCGACGGCCCAGCGGCCGTTCACGGGGCGGATGGTGAAGCCGGGGCCAATGACCCGGTTCGACGCGGGAACGATCACGCCGATGCCTAGGTCGCCGATGGCGTTGAGCAGCTCGGCAACCTGGGCGGCGTGCTCGGCAGCCCGTGTCTCACGGCGGCGAAGCTCGGCAGGGGTTCCGGTGAACACGAGGGCCTCCTAGTTGATGCGGAAGGTGTCGGGGCGCCGGGTTTCATGGAGCACCCCGGCGTCGATGAGGTCGGTGACGTGGGCTGCAATCCAGGTGCGGGAGCGGCCGATCCGGGGTGCGGCTTCGGTGAGATCGGCAGTGGTGATGCGGTCACGGCCGGCCGCGGCATGCTCGGCGAGGAGGCCGTGGATGACGGCGGAGGCGCGTTCGGGGGTGGAGTGGGAGGGCCGGTTCTCGGCGAGGTCGTCGCGAAGGAACGCGAGAAGGCGGCCCTGCTGCCTGGCGGTGATGTTGTTGGTGGAGGTGAACGCCCAGTGGGGTGGGTAGCGGATTTCGAGGCGTGCAACGGTGGGTTCGGGGTCGTTGTCGACGGTGGTCCAGGTGCGGAGTGCGGCGGCTAGAACTTTCGCTCGACCTCCGTCCGCTTCGGGTCTTTTCACGAGTTTGTCCTTTCTGGGGTGAAGGAGTAGATGCCAGCTTCTTCTGTCCGGCAGATAACTCCCTCGTCGGCCAGTCGGGAGAGCTCGGCGCTCACCCACGGGCGGCTTCGGCGCAGGGTGTGCTGATGTTTCCCCCAGAGGTGACGTGGGCTGACGCAGTCCTGCCCCTCTGCTTGGGCTTGGTCAATGAGGCGCAGGAGCGCTTGTCGCGCATCGTTCATCTGTGGTCGGGGAGAATTTTTGGCCTTGAGGTCAGGTTCCTCGTTGGTGGCCGCACTTGAAGCAATCGCCTGAACACTCACCGCCGGCCGGGCCAGCCGATCCCCGATGTATCGCAGAAGGTCGGCAGTGATCTCGAACCACTCGGTTCCCTTGACCCGAGACGCAGCGAACTTGACGTGCAGCGCCCTTTCCAGGAGCCTTCCTCCGCTCAGGAGGAGCACGACTGCCGTGTCGCTCAGGGCAAGGGCGCGAAGGCGTGCGGTGAGTGACTGGATAGCCGATCTTCACGCGACTTCCGTTGAGGAGGAAGTAGACGACGGCTTCGTGCCGCCCGCGTATGAAGCCTTCGTTGAATGTCGCGGGCGGTGCGTTCAGCACCCGTCCGGTCTCCATATTGAGGTCAAGGCCAGCGACGGGGCTTGCCACGCTCCCCAACGCGCGTCCGAGCACAGCCGGGACTGCGTCGAGGGCGACTCGAAGGCGGTGCGGTTCGCACAGAGGCACCGGGTAGCCGATCGAGGGTGCCTCGCGGCATGGCTTCTCGCCTGCGGTGGCCGCGCACTGCGGTGCGAAGGAGGACGAGCCGAGAGGCTGACCCATTTGAGAACTTCCTTACCTTTTATGCAGATTGACAGAGCCAAGGTGCCAGAAGGTGCCAACTTCGCGCGCGCACGCGCATGACCTAAGAGATCGACCCTCGCGAGGGCGCTAACACCCCGGATTCACACCTCCATCGACAAATGATCATGGAATTCAGGTGTGAATCCGGTGTTACCGCAGGTCAGAAGGGGTGTTAGCTTCTGACACCTAGGTGTCAGACCGCCGCCAGCTCCGGGTAGAGCAGCCGGTAGACGCCCGGCTGCTCGGTCTCCTGGAGGTGAACTCCAGCGTCTGATAGGTCTCCCAGCTGCATTGACACCCAGGATCGGGACCTTCCGATGCGCTCCCCCTTGCCGAACGGGCCGAAGTCCCGCGGCCCGATGAACTCCTTCTCCTCGGTCCGGAACTCGTCGAGCATGGCCATCAGCGCCTCCATGCCAGCCTGCGGCGTGTTCTCTACAGACGGCGCCGGTGCCTGCCCGAACGACCATGTCTCGGTCGGGGCGGGAATCTCCTGTTCGGCGTCGACGTCGGGTACGGACCCGTCGTCGTCGGGGTCGTCGCCGACCATGGCGTCGATCTCCCGGTCGACCTGCTTTTCCAGCAGCGCCTTCTCGGCCTGTTCGTTCTCGTTGTTCGACATGACGGTTGTCTCCTGTCGGGTGCTGTCACTGCTGGTCAGGGGCGTGTCAGCGTCGTATCGGGTGCGGTTGGCGTAGGCGTCACCGGCTGCGGCGGCGGTGACGGGGTCGATGGGGGTGCGGGGCAGGATGGAAAGGGCCCCGGTGATCTGGTCGTCGTCGATGAGGTAGGTGCGCAGGGGGGTGGCGTAGCGCTCCTCGTCGACGCCGGGGGCGACGAGGTAGGCGTAGCCGGGCTTGCGGTTCTCCCATGCCTCAGGGCGGGCCCCGGCGTCGCGGACGTCGTCAGGGAGGGCCATGTCGGCGGTGGTGGAGCCCTTCACGCCGAAGCACAGGACGCCGCCGAGCTGCTCGCGGACGTCGGTGGGCATGCTGGTGGCGGAGGGGCGTTGGAGGCTGATGATGACGCTGATCCCGGCGGATCGGGCCTCCATGACCAGACCTTCCATTTCGGTGCCGTTGCGGAAGAATTTCGCGGCTTCCTCGATCCACACGATCATGTAAGGCATGCCGAGCTGGTCGAACGCGTCCGGGGTCCAGTTCTTGTAGCCGTGTTGGCCAAGGTGGTTGGCGCGGGCGGTGATGACCTGGGACAGGGCGTCGATCATCTCGTTGCCGCCGGCTTCGGTCATCTCGACCCAGTCGAGGTGGGGCAGGAACGGGGCGAAGGTCTGCTGCCCCTTGGAGGGGTCGACGGCCCAAACAATGGCGTCGGGCTTGGTCAGCACTTCGGCCATGGCGACGCTGATGCCGGTGGACTTCGCGGAGCCGTTCATGCCCGCGGCCAGAAAGTGGGTGGCGTTCCTCTTGGTGTGCGAGTCGAAGGGGAACCACAGGACGGCCACTTCGCCGTCCTCGTAGATCCCGATGGCGATCGGGTCAGTGATGCTGCCGCCCGGGTTGGACGGGCCAGGCCAGATGGTGCTGGTCTTCAGTTCGTCCTTGGGTACAACGACGAGGGTGGCGCGGGCTGCGTCGTCGGGGTCGGGGATGACGCGGATGCTGTTCGGGGAGACGCCGAGCTCGCCGGCGATGTGCTTGATGCGGTTGCCGAGGTCGTCGGAGGTGACCTGCCCGGCGGCCAGTTGCAGGGGCACGGTGACCTTGTTGGGTTCGATTTTCGGCTTGCCGCGGAGGGCGACCTTGGCGTCGCCGATGGCCTTGACGAGGATCCCGGTCTCGGCGCTGCCGCCGGACTTCTGGGGGTCGACGTTGACGCGCAGCGCCTGGCGGATGTTCCACGACCCTGCGGCCACGGCGCCGCCGATGACGAGGGTTGAGGCCAGGGCGGGGTCGAACGGGCCGACGGCGGTTCCGACGACGAGGTAGGAGGTGCCGAGGCCGGTGGACAGGGTGGCGTGGATCCGGCGTCCGGGCCGGGTCCCCTCCCCCGCCCACCAGGTTGCGGCGGTCAGTACTCCGGCTGCGACGGTGAGGCCGATTGCTGCGGGTACGGAGTCGCCCCAGTAGTGGTGGGCGGCGAAGGTGGCGGGGACCTCGGCGGCGACTGTCAGCCAGGGCCTCATGCGGGGGTGCGTGGTGGCCTTCCACAGGTTGGCCTTGGGGCTGTCAGCCACGGGGGTGTTCTCCTAATTTCTTCGAGTTGGGCGATCAGCCGTGGCTGGTCTGTCGGGTCAAGTGCTTGTCGGTGGTCCGCTGGATGAGGTCGGTGAGGTCGAAGTCGATGACGAGGTGGATCGGGGTGGCGCGCTCGGCTTCCTTACGCTCGTGGAAGCTGCCGGGCTCCAGGGCGAGCGCCTGCGCTTCGAGCTGCTTCGTCGCCGCGTCGAGGAGGTTGAGGGCTTCGGCGATGGTTGTTGCGGTCCAGGTCTGCTTCATGGGTGTGGCCTTTCAGCGGGTGATGGGGTGTACGGGTGGGGTTTAGCGCCAGCCGAACTTGCTGGTGCGCGGGGGCTGGTTGCGGCCCTTGCCGACCTTTCGCAGGTCGGACTCGTACTCGCGCTCGAACGTGCCGTACACCATCGCGGAGTACTTCTGGATTGCTTTCTCCGCAGCGGCGACCTTCTTCAGCCACCGGGACACACGGCGGGCCCGGGCCCGGGAGCCGTGGAGGCTGCCGCCGGCGTCGGGGATGGTGCGGAGGACGGCTTCGAGGTGGTCGGCGTCCATGGCCCGCTCGGTGGCCCGGTTCCGGGACTCCTTGCGGAGGTACTCGCAGAACGCACGGATGTCCTCGTTGGACATGAAGTCGGAGCCGGGGACCTTCCCGCCGGTTTTGCCGGCAGCTCCTGCGCCAGCCCCCGTACCGCCCTGCATGACGGTCTTGTTCACGGAAAATCCGAGCGACGGGTTGAAGCCTCCGCCGGTGCGCGTCTTGCTGTTGTGGACGGCACCGTTCGTGGGTGCGGTGCGGGGACGGGGCGGGGTGTTCATCGGTTCTCCTCATCGTTGATGCGGACAGTCATGGACCGGCGTGCGGTGTCGGCCGCAAGACGCTTCGCGGCCGGATGGAACGGGGTGCTGTCGCCACGCTTCCGGCGGGGGGGAATGGGCTTCGGGCGGGGCTTCGTGGAGGCAGGGGGGAGATGGGCGGCACGCTGCGCATTCGTGGTCTTGCTGAGGGTGCTGACGGGCTTCTTGAGACGGGCGGCTTCGACCCTCATCTCGGCCGCGTTGCGCATGCGGATCGTGTCGGCTGACTCGCCCGGGTCGGTGCCCTCAACGTTGCGCTTAGCCTGCCGCCAGATCGCCGGGGTGATGGCCGTCTCGCCGAGGTCCGCGGCGAGCTTCAGGGCGTGCTCGTGGACCTGGGGGAACATCTGCTTGCGGTCGGCGTCCAGCTTGCTGGCGGTTTTGCGTGCGGCGTTCTCCAGATGGGCCTGCCGCTCGGCTTCGTGCAGCTTCGCCGTGACCTGCTCGGCAGCCGCTCGCTTCGCGGCCTTCTTCGCCGCGCGACGCTCCCGCCGGGTGAGCACCCCGTCACGCCGCCGGATCCGCCCGTGCTCGTGAAGGTCCCACACACCGGGGCCGGCGAGCGATGCGAAAGCGGTGCCGATCGCGGTGGCCGGGTCGAAGGCGTCCAACCCGTGCTTGAGGTTGATCCCGGCGGCGATGGCCGCGAACAGCCAGGCGACGGTGCGGTAGTGCCAGTGCGGCCGGTTCGCCGCGACAGCTGCGGCGGCGCCCTTGGTGACGACGAGCGCGGCGCCTTCGAGCATGAGCGGGGCGATCACCAGCCACCAGGCGTTCGGGTCCCAGAACGCAGCGATCTGAACCGGCAGGGCAACGACCGCGCACACGGCGTAGAACATGACCGCGTAGAACCGCCAGGTGCTGGCCGCCTTAGCAATCTCGGCTTCGGCGGTGGCCTCGTTCTGCTGCTGCTCGCAGTGGGCGCGCTCGTCGTCCTGCTGGCCGCGCTCGGCTGCTGCCCTCTTCCGCTCGGACTCGGCGATGCGGGCATCCCGGGCAGCCTGCTCTTCGATGGCGCGGGCTTCGGCTTTGTCGTTGGCCAGCTTGAGCTTCCGGGCCTCCTCGGCGGCCTTGATGCGTACCGCTTCGGCTTCGGCTTGGGCCTTGAGGCGGCGCTCTTCCGCCTCGGCGTGCGCCCTGGCCCTTACCGCTTCGGCTTCGGCTTCGGCGATCAGGTCCGACTTCGGCCCGGCAGGTTCGGCCGGCTCGGTGAGGGCGGGCCATTCGGTGGCTTTGGTGATGGCCTGCCACTCCCCCAGGACGGGCAGAGTGCGGGGGCGGCCGTTCACCTGGGGCGGGCTGGTCGTCACGGTGCGGTCCCTTCTGGATCAGCGAGTGGTTGGTCAGCGGCCGGTGAGGGGCTTGCCGGACTCCAGGTACGCCTTCGCGCGCTGCATCTCCTCGCGGGTGAGGGATTCGGCGACGGCCCGCTCGGTGCCGGTCTGGGTGCCGGTGACGATCGCGGCGGCAACGGCCTGCTGGGCGCACTGCTTGTCCGTCTTGCGTCCGAACACGGGGGTCCTCCATGGGTATGGGCTCGGGCTGTTCCGGGCCTCTCCACCGCCACCAGCCACCGAGGTCCGGGGCTGGGGCGACAGGGCGGGCCGGGGTCAGCAGGTGCGGAGCACGAGACGGGCGACCTGCGCCTCGGGGACGCGCAGGGCGTAGCCGTCGGACAGGCCGATCTCGACCCAGTCGCCGCGGTGGCGGTAGTCCTGGACCCTGAGGGGCATGTTCGTGCCGGAGTACGTGGTGAGGGTGCCGTGCGGGGCGGGCTCGCCCTTGGTGTAGCGGGTGCCGTCGATGGTGACGAGCTCGACGAACACCTCCTGCGGCTCGGCGGCGGTGGCGGTCTCGGTCTGCGTGGTCATGGCGGGTCCTTTCGGAGTGGGGCGGGGTCCGGTCTGTCGGCTCGGCCGAACCTCGCAGGGATGGTGCTCCGGGACGGCTGCGCGGGTCAGGCCGCGGCCGGGGTGTTCAGCCCGCGAATCTCATCCATCAACCGCGGCGAACCCGGGGCGGCCTGATCCAGGTCAATCGCGGCAAGCACCACAGCCGTCATCTGGTCGTGGTCACCGACCGACCACGCCGCCCGGAACTCCGACAACAGGGACACTGCGAGGCGGTCAGCAGCCAGCTGCTCGGCCTGAGCAACGGTGATCTGCGACCGGCGGCGGGCAGCCAGCGAGGAAACGGTCGCCGTGTCCGCATCAGACAAGACAGCGAGGTCAGCAGCGTTCATCAGGTACGGAGACATGGAGGTGCCCTTCGAGTGGTGAAGTGGGGTGTTGGGGTGGGGGTTACTTCAGGTCGTTGGCGATGCTGCGGAGCAGGTGGAACGCCATGTCGAGGCCGTCAACCGTGTCGTCCTCGTCGTCACCACCGGCGTGGGCGTAAGCAACCCGGTACGCCTGGGTCACCGCCTCCAGCGCCTGGGCGACTGCGGCCGACACGTCGGCTTCACTCTGCGGGCGATCGAGGAGCAGAGTCCCCTCGGCGGCCAGCAGCACGTGCACGTCAGGAATGTCGAGACTGGGCATGACTGTCCTTCCAGGGTGGGTGAGGGTGGAGAGCCGCACCCCGGCCGACCGGGGGAGTTCGCCGACAGGGGCGCGGAAGTCAGTGGGCGGTACGCGCCTTCGCGGCGGCTTCCCGCTTCGCCTTCGCAGCCTCGGCAGCCACCGCAGCCCGATTGATGCGGTCCAAGCGGAGACGAGTGTCACGGTCAGCGGAACACAAGTCAGCAGACCCGAACACAGCCAGTCACCACTGCCGCTGCGCGATGAACCGGCGGCGAGCAGCCGGATCCGAGGGCGGGGTCGGGGACTCCTGGGAAACCCGGGCCAGGCGGCGGTGCGACGCCTTCACGTGAGCCTTGCGGTCCGCCGCAGACATCGGGGCGATCACCGGATGCTCCCGGCGATCACACGCTGGAGGCCGAGCTGCTGGCGGTCGCGGCGACGAATGGACTCGCCGTAAGCCGCAGCGCGGGCGTCGCTCTCCTCGGTGAGAGTGCGGCACCGGGCGCAGTCCTGGTCGTGCCGAGCACGGGCGAGGTCGGTGTACGAGACTGTCTCGCGGCGGACATACGAGCCAGCCTCGTGGGCGGCGATGTCGGCCGGGGATAGGTCGCTGAGCGCGGGGCGCTCGACGGTAGAGTTCTGCACAGCCATCGGGGTCTCCTTCATAGACCTTGGCGGTGAGGGTCGGATGCTGCGCGATGTAGGAGTCGCTGGCATCCGGCCCGTTTTCGTTGTCGCACCGTTCGCGGGCATGCCCGGTAGGAGTGAACGGCGCTTCAAGCGGTGCTTGGAGTGCTGAGTTAGACAGTAGACCTGCACCCGGCCCGCGTCAAGCAACTGCTTGAAGTGGCCCGGATCGGCCCCTACTCTCATTCCATGACCGACACCCTGGAAGCCCGCGCGACGTCGCTGATCGCGGCCATCAAAGAGATCAGCGACGACGTCGAGCGGTACCAGGCGGTCAAGAACCTCGAAGCGCAACTCGACGCCAATCTCAAGGACGTCAAAGCCGAGATCGCCCGGAACCTCCACGAAGGACGCTCCTGGCAACAGGTCGGCGACCTGCTTGGCGTGACCGGCTCCAGAGCGGAGCAAATCTCGCGGGCTTCCAGGTGAACGGCTGATCTCCATGCCTTCAAGTCAACCGGCGGCCGGCTTACCGGGCGATGAGCTTCCAGTGCGGTGGCAGTGCACCGGATCGGCCCGCAGTGCAGTAGCAGTGCAGCAGTGATGCAGAACCCGCAACGCCACGACCCGGGGAGCCGGATAGTGAACGTCACCACGTGGACCGGCCGCACCGCCTGCGCGTTGCAGGCCGCACTCCGCATGACGAACGAGAGCTTCGCCGCGAAGCTCGGGGTTGCGGTTCGCACGGTCGCCGGCTGGCACAAAAACCCGGAGATCGTGCCGCGCACCGAGATGCAGCAGGCCCTCGACACCACCTACGAGAGGGCTACCGAGCACGTGAGACGCCGCTTCACCCTTCTGTCCCGCCCGCCCGAGGAGCCCGCCCAGGCTGAGGCGCAGGTGCTCCGGGTCGCTATCGCCGTGGTGCTGCGCGGGGCCGAGGTGCTCCTCGTGTGCCGCCGCGGCGATGACGCGCTCAGTTGGCAGTTCCCGGCCGGGATGTGCAAGCCGGGCGCCGCCGTGGCGTCGGTGGCGGTGCAGGAGACCCACGCGGAGACCGGGGTCCACGTTGCGGTCCGCGAGGAGCTCGGCACCCGGGTTCACCCGAAAACCGGGGTGCTGGCCAGCTACGTCCTCTGCGACTATCTCGCCGGCGAGGCCAGCAACCTGGACGCGGTCGAGAACATGGACGTCGCTTGGGTGCCCCTCGCCGCCCTGACCCGTTTCATCCCTGCCGAGAACATCTACCCGCCGATCTTGAGTGCCTTGGAGGCAGCGTGACCGAGCAGAGTGTCCAGCCCCCCGTCTCCACGGCGATCATCGTCGACAGAGGGAAGGTGCTGATGATCCGGCGGCAGCAGCGGGAGGGGAAGCTGCTGTGGGCGTTCCCCGGCGGCGGCATCGAGGCCGGCGAGTCCCCGGAGCAGGCCGCGGTGCGGGAGACCGCGGAGGAGGTCGGCCTGGAGGTCAAGGCCGTCCGAGTCCTCGGTGACCGGGTCCACCCGCAGACAGGGGTGCCAATGACGTATGTGGCGTGCGAGCTGATCTCCGGAGACGCCATCGTCGGGGACGCCGAAGAGATCGCCGCAGTGGAATGGATCAGGCACGAGGAGATCGCGAAGTACGTGCCGTGGGGGCTGTTTGGGCCCGTGCAGGAGTACCTGGATGAGGCGCTCCGCCGCTAGACCAGGACAATCGAAAGGCCCCGCCACTGGCGGGGCCTTCTTGCGCCCAGGATGCGGAGGACTCAGAGGATTCCGCGTTGCTTAAGATCCTCAACCATCCTCCGCGCGACCTCGCGGATTTCTGCGGCGGTTACAGTGTCGACCGTGGCGACCATGGCGCTGGTGACTGCCTGCGCAAGCTCCTCTTCGGAGAGGGTGACCGAGGAGGCCCCGACCGCTTCCGGCATCTCCTCTATCGGGCTGGGGGCGCCCCCTTCGAGGAGAGCTTGGACGGATCCTGGGGCCCACCCCAGCACCGACTCGATCTTCACTAGGTTGAGGCTCCGCAGCCTTCCGCCGCGCTCCAAATTTTGAAGCGTGGCTCGCGACACTCCAGCCACCTCGGCCAACTGGGTCTGCGTCATGCCTTGGCGGATCCGGGCCTCCCTTACGGCCCTCCCTAGCGCCTCGTAGTCCTCACTCATAGGCACATCATGCACAGGTAGAGCCGTGGGCGCCACCCCCGACGCACACCGAATGCCTAACTAGGCTTGCCTTCGGCTCAGAATGGGCTTAGCTTGAGACGAGAACGGCCGAGGCGCTCAAACGCCTCGGCCGGTTCGCACAGCGAGTTGCACCTCGCTGATCGGAGACCCTTCCCTGCGAAGAGAGGAAGTCCACGTGACTACTCTACTGCCCGGATCCGTAGATGCGCCTGAGGGTGACACCCACGCCGCGCACCCCACCCTCTGCCCGGCCTGGTGCCGCGAAAGCCACCAGGCGGCGGCATGCGCCACCATGCGCATGACCGTCCACCTCTCGGCAGAGCACAGCGTGGCAAACCCCGATCCGCTCGACGGCGATGTGGCTGACGCTCTCATCAAGGCTCAGCTCCTCAAGATCGACCGCACGCCGGACGATGACACGCTCGTCATGTACCTGAGCGGCGAGACCGACGCCGAGGTCGACAAGAATGGCGCCGACATCCTCATCGCACAGATGCAGGCGTTCGTCGACACCCTGCGCGTGCTTCGCCGGCAGATGGACGCCATCTGATGAGCGCAGTGCAGTTGTTCAACGTCTCGGGGTCGGACATCCGTTTCGGTGTCACCGAGCACGGCACCCCCTACGCCGTGGCATCGGACTACGCGAAGGCCATGGGGTACGGGCAGGCGAGCGACGCAACGCGCCTCCTGGGTGATGACGAAAAGGGTCAGCAAATCGTGCTGACCCCCGGCGGTCCGCAGCGCTTGAACGTCATCTACGAGGACGGCATGTGGGAGCTGATCTTCCGCAGCACCCTCCCTGGCGCGAAAGAGATCAAGAAGCGCGTCAAGGCAATCCTGCGCGAGATCCGGGAGACCGGGCGGTTCGAGGCGGAGCCGGTGCGGGAGGTCACTACGGCGGCTGGGCCCCTTCCGTACCGGGAGCAGGCCGAGGTGCTCGCGATCCTGCGGCACGTCCTGCCGGAGTCCTACGCGGCGGCGACCGGCAAGGTCATCATGGCGCGGGCGATGGGCGAGCGGCCCGAGCTCGACTCCGCGGAGACGCCTCTGTACGCGTCGACGTTCCTCGCGGAGAAGGGGCACAAGCCGGCGACCGTGGCGAAGTTCCAGTCGGGGTTCGGGGTCCGGGTTTCAAACCGGTACCTGAAGGTGCATGGGAAGCGCCCGGAGAAGATCCCGGGGCCTGCCGGTTCGCGGATCGACAAGGTCGTCGCATACGTCGAGGACGACCGCCCGCTGCTGGAGCAGGTGTACGCGGAGATCGCCGACGAGATCGGCATGTTCGAGTCGGGCGGCCAGGTCGCCCTTAGCGCCTGACCCCTGCGGTTCCTTACGGCCGGGCAGCACCAGCTGCCCGGCCGTTTCCAGATCGGCGGGCGGGTCCCGCGTTCCCTCAGGAGTGCTGTGTTTGTGCTGCTCGGCGTTGGTCGGTGCGGTGGAGGTTGTGATGAGTAGCGAGTTGCGCCGTGAGTTGCGTGAGGCGTTGGGGCCGGAGATCAAGGGTTTGCAGCGGGCGGTGGCGTTGGAGATCGCGGATGACGCCCGGTATGACGACGAGTGGCGGTTCGACGCGGCCCGGGGCAGGCGCAGCAAGGTGCGCTTGGCGGACTTGGTGCGGTGGACGGGTGCGAAGGATGAGCTGAGCGTCCGGGAGATGCTGCGTCGGCTTGCGGTGGCGGGCTGGGAGTTCCGGTTGCCGATCGGTACGGGCCGGGATGGCCGTCCGTTGTATGCGGTGCCGGGTGTGGCGATGCAGTTCCGGGTGCCGGATTTCGAAGCCCCAACCAGCGTTGGACCTTGTGAGCCGGAAGGGCCAACCACGGTTGGGCCTTTGACGCCTGAAGGCCCAACCGTGGTTGCGGAAGGCCCAACCACAGTGGGCGAAGGCCCAACCGTGGTGGGTGAAGGGCCAACCACCGTTGGGCCCCCTTCTCCTGTTCTTCTCCTTGCTTCTCCTCAAGACTCTCCCTCCTCCTCCGGCCCGCTGCCGTCTGCAGGTGATGAGCCGGCTGGGCAGGGAGGAGGCGGTGGCGATTTCCTTCATCAAGACGAAGACCGAGGTACCGCCACTGGTACGCCGGAACTGCACCCGCAGGCCGAGCCCTTCGTGTCCGCGCTGGACTTCCGTGGTCGCCCGCCGGGGTCGAAGCAGCGCGGACGGTTGGTCGGCCTTGTCGCTGCCGCCCTGGACGCCGGTTGGGTCGAGCAGGACTTGAAGACGTACCTCGACCTCGGTGGTGCCGCGGTGAACTCTGCTGCGGCAGTGTACGTGCACCGGCTGGCTGCGGATGAGCTGCCGGACCCGGTGGCGTTCCGTGAGGCTGCGAGACGGCCCCTGGAGGGCACGGATGCGGTCGTGGATGGGTGGATGCAGCTTGCCGGGCGTTCGGGCCCGCACAGGCCGTACCAGGACTCGTGGGGGCGCCTGGAGGAGGAAGGCCGGAACGGGTCGCGGCCTCAAGGGTGGGAGACGGTACCGCACTGCGGGGACCCGGACTGCGGCGAGGTGACCCGCCGGCGGGATGCGACCGGCCATGACGGGTTGCCGACGACCACCCTGTGCCAGCGGTGCCATCCGGCGATGCGTTTCTGAGCTGGGGTTTCTGATGGGTTCTCACTCTTCTGCGCGACACCCCTTGCGCTTCCTAAAACAGGAAGCTAATGTTGTCGTCATGAGGTCAGGGGAACAGCCCCAGACTCCACCGGAAGGACCCGGCCATGAACGTCACCACCAGCTACGGCACCTGGAACAACCACGGCGACAGCGGCAACCTGTCCGTCGAGGCCAGCATCGTGGACGCCATCAACGGCGGCCCCAGCGACTGGCAGGAGCGCATGGAGAGCAGCGGCGCCCTCGACCTCATCGCCTCCGACTACCGCGACGCCATCGAAGACGCCCTCCCCGCCGGCATCTCCATCGCGGGCAACGAGTTCATCGGCCTGCACCACACCGACCCCGACTACACCGACGAGATCGGCGACTTCGACATCCGCGAAGCGATCCAGGACGTCGACCTGTGGACGATCATCCAGAAGCACGACGTCGACAACTGACGGCCACCCCAGCCCCGGCGGATACCGCCGGGGCTTACGGCCTGGAGGCCCCAGCATGACTGAGCACACCGACCCTCCCGGGATGTCCGACGATGAGCGGATGACGGACGCCGAGTTCCGTGTGGTCCGGGACTGGCTCGGCCTGACCGGGGACTGGCTCGCCGCCCACCTCGGGGTGTCCCCCCGCACGGTGCGGCACTGGGAGCAGGGCAAGTACGCCGTCCCTGACGGGGTGCGTTTGGAGATGGAGAGCCTGGAGGCCCGTACCGGTGAGTTCGTGGCTGGCGCCGTCAGCAAGCTTCTTGACCTCCCAGGGCCTGGGGTGTTCACGTACCGGACGGATGCCGAGTACCACGCAGCGCACCCCGAGGTTCCGTTCCCGGCTTCCTGGCACCGGGCGGTTGTTGCCCGGATTGCGCAGGAGGTGCCGGGGCTCGCCATCGCCTACCCGCCGCAGGAGGGTGAGGCGTCGTGACCCTGTGCCCTCGTGGTCCCCGAAGGCGCACGTGCGCCGTGACCTCCACCGATTGATGGGGGTCGCGGCGTGTTCGGGCCCGTTCGTCACGCGGTTCCGTGGGGCTGGACGATTGGGCCTCTGGGTGGACTCCTCCCACCAGTTATTCGAACGTGCGATCGACACGTCATGGGTTGTCCAGACCTTCACCCTGCCTCTTACCGGTGCCAGCTCCAGTCGCTACGGTGGGCTGTCTGGGGGATGTGCCGTCCTGCCCGTAGACCCGCCGAGTCGCACCCGGAGAGGACTCATCTACGGTGAGGAACAGGCACCAGAGGGGACACCATGACAGCGAGCGTTCAGGACGTGGCCGCGTACATACTGCGCAAGGACAGTCCGATGTCCGCGATGAAGTTGCAGAAGCTCTGCTATTTCGCCTACGGGTACCACCTGGCCTGGGAGGACCGGCAGCTGTTCCCGGAGCGTTTCGAGGCGTGGGCGAACGGGCCGGTGGTGTACGAGTTGTACGCCGAGCACCGCGGCCAGTTCCGACTTGAGAGCGGCGATATTCACGGCGACCCGTCGAAGCTGGATGTGGGCGAGCGTGAGTCGATCGACGCCGTGCTGGAGAGTTTCAAGGCGTTTTCTGCCCATGAGCTGTCCGCGATGACGCATCGGCCCGGCCCTTGGCTGGATGCCCGGCGGCGGGCGGGCCTGGAGGACGACCTCCAGCGCAGCAACGAAGAGCTGCGGGATGAGGAGATCGCCGACTTCTTCGGTGCGTTGGCGGGCCGCGAAGACTGATGGGCAAAGGGGGGAAGGGGAAGAAGGTCAGCGTCCCGCCCGGGTCTATCTCGGACGAGAAGCGCACTGGGGATCCGGCCTTGCTCCTGCCGAGCAGCAGGACGTCTGAGGAGCGGGTGTGCTGGCGGTTCAGCCATTTGGACTTGGATGGCCCGTGGGGGCTCGTGTCGCTGGATCATGAGCGTTTGATGGCGTTGCTTCAGGATATGGCGAAGTTCGAGAGCCAGACGATGCACGAGCTGTTCCATCAGGGCGAATGGCCTGGGAAGCGTCACGATGTTCATACTTTGCCGAATAGGGTCGCGCTGGCCCGGCTTGACGCGTTGGGTTTATCCGACATGACGCAGATCTGGAAGTTGCGGATCGGGAGCGCTGGCCGGCTCTGGGGTTTTTTGGTCGGGAACGTCTTTCATGTGGTGTGGTGGGATGCTCGGCATGAAATCTGGCCCACGAAACGTTGAGATTGGCTGCGCCCCCCCCTTCCGGCGGGGGCCGCTGGTGTTGTTATAGCTGGGCGAGGATGCGGTCGGCCATTGCGAGGTAGTCGGCGCGGTGGCGTTTTCGGCTGGTGACCTTGTCCCATGCTGTGATCATTTGCAGGATGGGCCAGGTGTCGTCGAGGGTCGCCGGACTGTGACTGATGATCATCCCGGCGAGACCCAGGAAAGCGGCCTCGGTCCGTTCGTCTGCGCTGACGCGGGCGTCCCAGGCGCAGAGCGCGTACCCAACCAGTTCACGAGGCGGCAATGTCATCATTTCGACAGTGTTCCCCATGAATGTCGCACTAACGTCGCACCCGCCTCGGTACGCTCGCCCGGATCTGATCCGGGCGGGCGTACCGGGCTTTCATGCCTGGCGTGCGGCCTGACGGTCGCGGTGGGCTGCCGCACGTGCCTGGTGGACCCGGTTTTCCGTGAGCCGGCTGCCGCGGCTGTCGAGGCAGGGGGCACCGGGGACGCAGCGGCAGTGGGGGCAGGTGACGGTGAGGGCCGGGTTGTGGATGGTGGGTTCGCGTCGCATCGGGTTCTCCTCGTTGGTCGGGTCAGGTGGTGTGCTGCGTGGGGGGCTGCTGGTCGGTGGTGAGCCGGGCGACCTCGGTGGCGAGCCGGTCACGGTCGGCGGCCAGCTGTTCGATGGCGGGGACGAGTCGGGGCCAGTCGTCGCCGTGCGCACCTGGTGCTCCGGCGGACTCCAGGGCGTCGCGGGCCTCCTCCAGCAGCACGACCCGCTCGTCGCGGCCCGCTTCGAGGAGGTCAAGCCGCGCGTGCAGGGCGTCGAGGTGGTCGCTGGTGAGGTGATCGAGCGGGACACGCTCGGGCTGGGCGGTCACCGGGCCCCCTCGGTGGTGAGCGGCCCGAAGTGGGCTTCGACGTCGCGGCGGAGCATGGGGCCCATGTCTCCGGAGCAAGGCATCAGGACCGTGTCGCCGTCGTGGGTCTCGCTGGTGATGGCCCAGATGTCGCCGTCGCGGTCGGCCAGTTCGGGCCAGCCGGTGGGACGTCCGGTGTTGGTGGCCTCGCACAGTTCGATGACGAGGTCGTCGGGGAGCCAGGTGAACCCGGACGCCTCACAGATCGCCCGGCGGATGCGGTCCCGGGTGGCGGCCCGGTCGGAGGCGAGTTCCGTCGCACCCACCCAGGTGGTCTCCTCGGGCGCGGCAGGGACAGCGGGGGCCTCGGTGACGGTGGTCGTCGTCTCGATCAGCCGGTGCTCGAAGTCGGGCCACCGGTCTTGGGCTTCGGCCAGGCGCTGGTCGGCCTTCTCACGGGACCGCCAGGACCAGTTCGCGCCGATGCCGGGGGTGTTCGGTCGCCAGGTGGACTCTTCGGGGTGGCGGTGCTCCAGCCGGTACGAGCGGGTCGTGGTGGGGTGGTGTGCCCCGGCGGCAGCCTCACCGGCCAGACGGCGGAGCGAGGTCACGGCGGCCTGGTCCTCGTCGGTGAACCCGTCACGCGACCAGATGTGCTCCTGCGCCTCGTCGAGCGCGTAGGTGAGCATCGTCCGCTCGGCCTCGGTGAGCACGGCGGCCCGGTCGGCAGGCGCGGGCGGGGCGGCGGGCGGCTGGTGGGTCGAGCAGTGGTGCTTGCACCCGTAGCAGGGGCAGCGGCACAGGTTCGGCGACGCTTCATAGCCGGGGCAGGAGGCGTAGTCGTCGGCCAGATCGGTAGCACACTCGGCCCTGCAGAACGCGTGCTCGCCCTCGGCGTGGGCCTGCTCCCGCTCGTGGTTCGCGCACGGCTCGTCACCGCAGGAGTCCGGCACCGGGCCGCACGTCGTGGTGCCGAGGAGCTGCCGGGCCACCGCCAGGGCGGCCCCCGTCGGGCACTCCGGGACGCACCGGCAGCTGATGGCGTCCACCGCCACAGCCTCCAGCAGCGGGGCCAGGGCGGTGTGCAGCGGGTCGCCGGTCTCCCGGGCGCGGACGGCGGCGGCGCGCAGCTGGTCGGCGGGGCGGTCAGGGGTGGTGTCAGGCATCAGAGGCTCCTCGGTGGTCGGTACGGTGGTGGGGCGCCCGCCCCGGGTAACAGCCGGGGCGGGCGTCTGCTGGTTGGCGCTCACGTCATGCAGTAGCCGGAGTCACAGGCCCCGTCCCCGTCGTTGTCGAGGGGCAGGAGGTCGACCCCGTCTGGGATCGCCTGCCGCAGTGGCCGGCCGAGTGCGGTGAGATAGGCGGGGTCCTTGCCGAGGCGGGTCCGCCGATCGACGAGCTGGTCCTCCAGGCGGCACGCGTGGTCGAACAGGTCGGGCTGGGTGCGCCGGAGTTCGTGCCACTCGGAGGGGCGCTTCATGGGGCAGAACCAGCAGGCTGACTTCGGCGGAACGGGGAGTCCGGCGGTGCGGATGATGCGCTGGCAGTCCGTGCGGCGCAGGCCGAGGTCGAGCAGCGGGTAGACGACCTGCTCGTGAGGGATGCGGGTGCGGTTGTTCGCCCGGTGGATCTCGTCGAGGCTGATCCCGATCCCGACGATGGCCGGGTTCTCGGCGGTGGCGCCGCGGCGGGCGAGCTCGCCCGCGATGACCTTGATCTTGTGGCGGTCGGTGCACTGGCGGGTGCCGGGTCCGCCGCCATTCATGTGGACCGGGATGGGGATCGACTTGGAGTCGGGACGTTCGAGGTCGGCCAGCAGGGTGCGGGTCTCACCGCGGCGTGGGCCGGAGCGGCCGACGCGGTGTAGCTCGACGAGCTCCAGCCCGTGCCGTTCGGCGTAGGGGCGGGCGTGCTCCTCGATGTACCGGAGGGTTTCGGGCTGCTCGCTGTCGTCGCCGACGTTGGCGAAGAGGAATGTCTTCGCGGTGATGCGGCCGGTGGCGGCGAGGACGAGGAGGGCAGTGGACTGCTGACCACCACCGAAACTGATGTAGTCGACTGGGCGGGCCTGCTGCATCAGTAGCTCCCGGCGGGTGTGGGTGTGGTGTCGGGCATCAGGGGCTCCAGGTGATCGGTACGGTTGGTGGGCCGGCTGCCCCCGGTTGCGTCGGGGGCAGCCGGTACTGCGTTCACGGGGTGTCGAGGGCGAGTTGCCCGGCAGCCTCAACAGCGGCACGCCGGGTGGCTGCTGCGGTCTCGCGGTGGTGGTCGCGGTCGTAGTGCAGGTGGCAGCCCTGGCACATGGCCCGGAGGTTCGCGGGGTCGCAGTTCTCCGGGGTGTGGTCGAGGTGAGCGACGGTGAGGATCACGCGGCTGCCGGTCCCGTAGGCGAGGCCGCCGTGCTGGTTGGGGCAGCGGCCGGCGTGGGTGCCGCGCCCGCACTCCCCGGCGCACTCGCAGCGGCGGTCAGCGCGGCCGAAGCGGATGCTGGCGGAGATGTCCGGCCAGTCCTTCGGGTATCGGGCCCGGTTCTCGGGGCGGATCGGCATCACAAGCTCCAAAGGGTTACTTGCACGAATGTGAGCTCCAGGGCGGTTTGCCCGGGAATCTGTTCGCCTGCGGTCGCCGCGGCCCGCTGGGCGTCTCCCTGGCGTTCTCCGCCCCGCTGGGACTCCCGGGCGCCGGGAGCCTGTTCGGCCGCGAGAGGCCCCGTTCTGGCCCGCGACGAGGCCGCTGAGCCCTCGCGCCCGCGCTCCGCCCGACGACCGGTCCCCCTCACGTCGCGGTTCAACGTGCGCATCACGCCGCCCGCTTCTGCCGGTCGCGGGACCGCCACCGTTCGACGGTCCGCTTGTCGACGCCGACGATCCGGGCCACCTCCGCAGCCGGTACTTGGCGTTCGGTCAGTCCGCGTGCGACGAGCACTCGTTCGAGGCGGGTGAGCCCTTCGGCCGGCCGCTGCTCGGTGACGATGAGCTCGACGTCCATCTCGTCGGCGGTGCCCCACTGGGTGAAGTGCGGGTTGCCGTACCGGCTGACCCGGGCCCGGTGGCCGTGGCAGAGGCGCCTCTGGGGTCGGGCGTCCCGTGTGCAGCCGTCAACGCTGCACCGCCGACTCATGCCGCACTCCGGTCGGCCTCGGCGTGCCGGGCGGGGTGGACAGCCCCGCCGTCGAGGGCCCGCCCACCGGCGTGGCACGGAACGGTCGGGGTGACCTGGCACGCAGGGCAGCAGGCGACCATCTGGGCCCGTGCATCGATCCGCTGCTGGTGGACCTGGGCGAGCGGCACTCCGCGGGACGGGATCCGGCACGGCTTGTGGGCGGCAACCCCGCAGTGGAGGCACGGGAGGGCGCGGGCGGGGTGCTGGCCGGCGCGCATGAAGTGGCGGATGCTGTCGGGCATCGGGGCGGTCTGCCCGTAGCGGGTGGTGGTCATCGGGTGTCCTTTCGGCTAGCAGTTGCCGCAGTGGCAGGGGTCGTTGTCGTGGCCTTGGCCGGTCCGGTAGCGGTCGAGTTCTCGCTGCCAGTCGGCCGCGGTGTGCCGGATGGGCCTCGGGTCCGGGGGCCTTGATCCGGCCGGCCAGTGGCCGGGGCGGTGACCGGGTGGTTTCGGTGGCGGCGCGGGCGGGGTGGTCTTTTGGATGCGCCCGGCGCGGAGTTGGCCGCGGAGGAAGCCGCTGAGGTCGCCCTCCTTCCGCATCGCGGCGATGTCGGAGGCGTCGAAGTCCGTCACGACGCCTCCTCGCCCGGCGCCTCGTTGGCAGCAAGCCGCTCAAGGTGGGCCAGGGATGCCGCGCGGCGCTGCTCGATCAGCTGCGGGGACTCCAGCTCCGCCGGGCCACCCAGGGCGACGCGGGACCTCGCGGCGTGCGGGGTGCGGAGCTCGCGAGGCGGCCGGTTCCCTGGGACGCTCGCCCGGCATGGCCGCCCCATCGGGGCCTGGCAGGACGGGCATTCGACGCCAAGGGGTCCCGGCCGCCGCACTTCGGCGATCTCCTCGTCGGCGTCCTCGGCCGGGATGCGGCCGAAGCTGCCGGCGACTCCGGCGATGAGCTCTGCGACGGGGCGCCGCTTCATCTGCTCGCCATCGGCGGCCCGGGTCCTCTGGGTGCGGAGGGCGGCAAGGTAGGCCGGGATGTCGTCGGGGTCCGCGTCCGGGACTTCGGCGGGAAGGCCGGGCCCCTGGAAGCTGTCAGCCTTGGCGTCTCGCTGCTTGCGGATCTCGGCGATGATCTCGGCCGGACTGACGAACGGCTGCTGCTTGGCGACGGCTGCCGCGGCGGTTCGGGCTGTTGCGAGGGGCCAGTCACCAAGGACGTCGTGCCAGGCGTCGGGGGTGTACTCATCGAACTTCTGCTGGGGGCACAGGGCCCGCACATAGCGGGCAAGAATCACAGTCTCGTCGGGGGTCACTGGTCCTCCTGCATACGGGACTTGGCGCGGAGCATCGCGCGGTCGAAGAGGTCATTGGTCTCCTGCTGCTGACGGCTGGCGAGAGGTCCGCCGCCGACTACGGCGGGCAGGTAGCTGACACCGGGTTCATCTGGTGCAGCTTCGAGAGAGCGCCACCCCTGGACCCAGGCGGAGGCTCCTGCGGGAAGGCCTTTGAGTCGGGCCGAGTTGGCGGCGAAGGCGACCATCGCGGGAACGCCGACTCGGACCATCGCTTGCCGGGTGTACTCCCAGCCGGATTCGCGGAGGTCCCAGGCGACTCCGGTGAGGCCGGCTGCGGCGATGCCGCGCTTGAGTTCGGCGAGCTGGTCGGGGAGCCCGGAGCGCTCCTCGCCTGCAGCAGCACCAGTACTTCCGTAGGAAGTACTGGGGTTAGGAACAGGAGCGGCACCGGCATGGATACCCGTGACGTTTTCGTCACGGCGTGACAGGTGCCCCTGACCTGCGGTGGAGCCTGAGAACGGGGATTTTTCTGGGACACTTTCGCTTTTTTTCGCGGACGATTCGTCGGCGAATCGATTCGTTTTCGCAGAACTTTCGTCTCCGGAAGTACGCGATTCCCGGTGCTTGGCCTGCCGGTCGCGGGCCTTCTTCCGCTCGGATTCGTGCTTGGCCCGGGAGGTGTTGCGGCCGTCCTCAAGGAAGTCGTGGACGACGTAGTCGCCCTCCTGGGGCTGGGGGCAGCGGTCGCAGGAGTGGCCGTGCTCGTGCCACAGGCCGGCCTTGACGAGCTTGTTGGCCTGGGGGGTGGTGCCGTACAGCTGGGCTACGACTCCCGGCACGATGCCCTCGGTGAGGTGCTGTGCGGCGTAGGAGCCACAGCGCAGCCAAAGACCGAGCGCCGCGTTTCCTGCCCGCATGAACTTGGGGTGGGAATGCGCCTTGTCATCGATCTTGAACCAGGGCATCGGAACTTCCTTCTGGCGGTACGGATAGGTACGGGCTGTCAGCGGTGTGGGGCCCGCGGTTGGGTCAGGTGGGGGCGGGGTCCGGGCGGGGCGTCACGCGGCGGCTGCCAGCTGGGGTTCGGCGTACCGCTCCAGCTCTTCGCCGGTGACGGCTTCGACGAGGGCGCAGAGGATGATCTCGGCGGCGTTGGGGGTGACGGCGTTGCCGTACTGGCGGACCTTGTCGCGCTTGGAGCCGAGGACGATGTAGTCGTCGGCGAAGCTCATGGCCCGCCCGATCTCGTGGGGTTCGAGCATCCGGAAGCGGACGTCGTTGATGTCGACGTCGCCGCAGACGAGTGCGTACCGGTCGCGGGTGGAGAGAGCGCCGATGGGCTCGCGGACGGTGCGGGCGGTGCCGTTGGTGTAGTAGGGGACGAGGATGTCGTTCCAGGTGACGAGCGACTGGTGGCCAGCCGTGGTGAGCGCCCTCACGGGTTCGGTGACCGGGGTGCTCAGGTATCCGGCGTCACCGCGCACCGAGTTGTTCCGCATGACCATGGCGGGCAGTTCGGGCATGACGAGCCCGTGGTGGTTTCCGGAGGCGGTCACGGTGGCGAGGGCGTCGGTGACGGACCGGGCGACGGAGCCGCCGCCGCGGAGTTCGGCGATGAACGGGAGCCAGGCGAGCCCGGTCTCGTTGCGGGTGGTCATGGTGCGCAGCGGGTCGTTGACAGAACGGACTTCCTTGCCGTCTCGGCCTTCGACGGGAACGAGGAGTGGCGGCACCATGAGCCCGTCGTTCTCCCGGGTGGTGCGGGTGCCCATGGGTTCGCCGACGCTGACGGCCGTGTCTCTCCAGGTCCCGCCGGCCGGGACCATCATCGGGACGGGCTGGGAGAACTTCTTGAGCCCGGCCTGGATCCGGGCGAGCGTCTTGTCGGCGAGGGGCTTGGCCCGGTCGCCGATGCGCTGCCCCGGGATGGACCAGTCGATCGCCGCAGCGGCGGGGAGTGCTTCGGGTTCGACCATCTGGTTGCGGCAGGTGGTGGAGGGGCAGCGGTAGACGTACTGGGTGCGGTAGCGGCCCATGTCGCGGCCGGGGGTCTTGAAGACCTGCATGGCCTGCACCCAGGTGTCGCAGCCGGAGCACCAGGCGCGGGGGCGGAGCCACTTGTCCCAGTCGGGGGTGCGGCCCAGCGACTTGTGCCAGTAGCCGACGTAGAGCCGGTCGCGGGACTGGGGTGCGGCGTGCACGGACCGCGGGTTCGCGTGCATCGAGTTCAGGGCGATGATGCGGGTGAGGTAACCCATCTTGTGGAGTTCGCCGATCCACCGGTCCCACTGGTCCCAGGCCCGGACGTCGGTGACGTTCTCGACGACCCCGGCCTTGACGAGCCCGCCACGCTCCTGTACGCCGCGGAGGTACAGCGGCACCTCCTCCATCAGGGCCCGCGACTCCTCCTCTGCGTCGCCCTGCTCCTCCTCGTTCTGGTCGGCGAGGAGGTCGAGGAGGCTCCCCTGCATGGCGGTGTCGAAGTTGCGGCGCTTCCCCTTCGCCACGGACCAGTTGGTGCACTCCGGCGAAGCCCAGAAGATGTCGGTGACGGGCCAGTCCCAGACGGGGGCGGTGCGGATGTCGCCGCGGTAGTGGCTGGCTTCGGGGAAGTTCGCTTCGTGGGAGTCGATGGCCTTCGCCCAGTGGTTCGCGGCGCGGGTGACCTGGACGCCGGGGACGGAGTGTGCGCCTTGACTGCTGCCTCCGGCTCCGCAGAACCAGTCCATGACGGTGAGTGCGTTGCCGTCGCTTCGGTACATCAGAGCCCTCCCGTGGGCTGTATCTGCCGAATCCGGGCGCACGGAACCAGGCCCTGTCGGGCCGCGGTTTTCGTGATTCGCCGTCGGCAATGTCTGGCGTTCCTGGGGTCCACTCTGCCACACTTCTTTAAAGATTGGCCAGGATGAACAGGAAGGAAGTGTTGGTGATGGCTTACACTCTGGCCATGGCTACTGGAAAGGGCATCGAGATCGCGGAGGACGGCGTCGCGACCGTCGGCATGACCGAGGCGCGCGCGCTCCTGACGACGCTGATCCGCGACGTCCGCTACGGCGGGCAGGTTGGCGCATTCACCGAACGCGGGGCGCGTCAGGCCTACGTCGTGACGCCCGACTTCTACGAGCGGGCCGACCGCGAGCACGCCGCTGTCCAGCGCCTCCGTAAGCAGCAGCCGGAGCTCTACGCCGAGTTCTTCGGCGACCTCCCGGACTGACGTCACGTCCCCTCCTCCCTCCCCCGCCATGGCGGGGTTTTGTTGTGCGTGTGGGCGGGCCACGTGTGGTGGCCCGCCCTTGTCATGCGGCTGAGCGCGCGTTGATGAGCCGGCGGAGTTCTTTCTGGCCGAGGCCGCCCCAGATGCCCCACCGCTGCTGGCTGTCGACCGCGTAGTCGAGGCAGGCCCGGCGGACGGGGCAGGCCAGGCAGATGCGTTTCGCGGGGGCTGTGGTGCCGCCCTTCTCAGGCATGAACAGCTCCGGATCCGTCTGGCGGCAGAGGGCGTCGTCGCGCCAGGTGTCGTGGGCGATGCTGGTGGTGGGGTTCATGCCGCTGCCCTCTTCCTTGCCTTCGCGGCCTTGCTGGCGGCGTTCGCCCCGTCCCGACAGGTGCGGCACCGGCAGCCTTTGCTGTATCCGGACCGGCCGTGGGTGGCGTTGCCGATGTCGATGGGGTCGGGCTCTGCGGTTTCGACAGGGATTGCCCATCCGCTGTCCCGCCAGGCGGTAACGCTGTTCCTGGTGACTCCGACCCGACGTGCGATCTCGGCCGCATGAATGCCTCTGGCATCGAGTTGGCGTGCGGCTTCGATACGTTCGCTGCGGGTGAGCTGCACCGTCTCACCGTTCATGGCGTGCTCGATCGCGATGAGGTCGAGGTCACCATCGAACGTGGCGGTGGTGGACGCGTAGAAGCGGGCGGGGGTGGCGGCACCGGGCCGCGTGGCAATCACGCCGCAGCCTTGAGGTCGGCCTGGCTGAGAACCCGGTCGATGTACGACCGGTCCTTCCCGAGGCGCTCGGCGACCTCGCTGCGGGTGAGGCCGGCGGTGTGGATGAGCCACCGGGTTTCCTCGGCGAGGATGTCGGCCTTGGTGACCTTGTACTCGGGGGTGAAGTGAGGGTCGTCGATGGCGCCCGGGAACTGGTCCCAGTACTTCTGGGTGGGCCAACGGCGTTCCGCGGCCTGGGTGCGGGCGCGCCGGATGATGTGGGGCTTGATGCCGTGCCGGGATGGCTTCTGTCCGCGGAGGTTCTCGTACCCTTCGGCGACTCGGTCGGCAGTGTCGGCGCGGACCAGGAGGTCGTTTTCGGTGCGTCGGACGAGGTCGCCGATGTACTGGGCGGAGAGGCCGAGGTGGATGTCGAGGCGGCTGAAGGGCCATCCGGCTGCGGCGAGTGCCTGGATGCGGCGGCGGGTACCGGTGCCGTCGATGTCGTGGGCGCGGAGTGTCTCAGCGGTTACGGAGAGGATCTTCGCGGCGACGTCAGGGCGGGTCTGGTACCGGATGGGCCGCCGCTTGCCGGTTCCGGTGGGGGGCACGAACGCGCGCAGGGTGGCCTTGTCGAGGCCCGTTGCGGCGGCGACCCGGTTGGTGCTGATGCCGTGTTCGCGGAGGTTGAGTAGGTGGGCGCGGACGGGGGCGGCGTCGACGAAGGGCTGCCAGGCGCCTTCGCGCTGCTTCCTCCGGGACTCGGCCTGCCAGAGCCGCTTCCGTTCGACGCAGGCGGGGAGCCGGCAGCTGTACTCGGTGTAGCAGGTGAGGGTGTTGTGGTGCGGGGCTTCCCTGCGGATTGCGGTGGTCATCGGCCCTCCTCCGGGGCGAGGTCTGGGGTGGCGGCGAGCTTGTTGTCGAGGTAGCGGTTGAGGTCGTCGGCGGGGATGGCCGTGACGGCGTCGGTGTTGTCGGCGACGCGGCAGAGCCGGAACGCGCGGGCGGTGTACTCGCGTCGGTCGGCCTGGTGCTGGAGCCACTGGTCGTAGCGGCGGACCGCCCACTGCCCGGTGCGCCAGGCGGTGTACGCCGCGGCGGCGAGGAGAGCACCGGGCCCGTAGCAGAGGGCGGCGTTGATGGCCTGGTCGACGGCGCCGTGGACTGCGCCGAGGGCCTGGCCGGCGACGAGGATCGTGTCGAGACTCATGCGACTGCTTCCCGTCGTGCCGCCGCGGTGCCTTTCCAGGTGCGGACCCCGCTGTGGTGGGTGGTGGGCCGGTCGGAGCACGCCCACCCGGCGGTGCGGATGTAGCCCTCGTCGCGGAGGAGGGTCATGAGGCGTCCCCAGTGCGCCTGCGGGCTGGGCGGGTTGGGGAGCTTGGCGGCGTCGGCCACCGAGTAGCAGGTGAAGGTGCGGCCGGTTGCCGCGGCGGCTATGAAGGCGGGCCAGACTGCGGCCAGCCAGGTCTCGTAGTCGGCGGACTGGGTGGGGGCGGGGATGCTGCCATCAAGGGCGGGCTGGATCGGTGTCGTCATGCTCTTCATGCTCAGCACACCGCCGACAGTCGACGTCGCGTCAGATGTTTCACGCGGTTTCACGATCTTGTTCACGAGGCATTCCCTTCAGCGTCGGGAGGTGCTGCCTCGACGTGAAGGCCGGGCAGTTCGGGGTTGACAATGTGGCGTCGCCCGTCGGGGGTGGTGACCACGAAGTGGATGTGCTTGACCCCGTCCATGCCGGTGGAGAGCCAGGCTTCGGACACCTCGGCCTCGTAGGTCACGCGGACCCGCTGCTTCTTCCGGGCGAGGTTCCGGAGGCGAGCCTCTTCGTCGGAGAGTGCGTGGAGGGGGCGCGGCTTCGGCTGGTGGACCTGCGTGACCCGGGTGGGCCGCATGCCGCGGACCGGGTTCGTGCACTTGCAGGCGGTCTCGGAGCGGGGCTGGGTCTTGCAGGACTTCTTGCAGGACTGGCAGTACCAGACGAGGTACGTCGACTCGGCCGTGGTCACGAGGTCATCTCCTTCTGCCTGGGGATGAGCGGCCAGGCGCCTTCGACGACGGCGTCGGGCCGGGTCTTGCGGAAGTGCTCCTGGAGCGAAGCGACCTGTTCGGCGGCCCACCCGACCTGCGCGGTGTGCAGCTCGTCGAGGGTCATGGCGGCGAGCTGCGGGTACCGGGTTGCCTGCCGCCATGCGACCCGGCATGCGGCGACCGCGTCGGCGTCGGCACTGTGGGCGGCGTCGAGACGGACGTCGTAGTGCTCGCACAGGGCGGTCAGGGTCCGCTTCCCGGGCCGGTAGGTATCGACCTGCTTGTCGATGACGTAGGGGTCGATCACGACGGCTTCAGTGAGAGGCTGGAAGCCGTATCGCTGCGCTTCCCGGTCCAGGAGGGTCAGGTCGTAGCGGGCGTTCATCGCGACGACCGGGATCCCGGACAGGATCACCTGGGTAAGGGCGCCGAGGATCTCCTCCACGGCCAGTCGCAGATCGACACCCTCGGCGTGGGCCTTCTCGGTGCTGATCCCGTGGACCGCGGCGGCCCCGGCGGGGATCTCTTCGCCGTCAACGTCGGTCAGCCAGTTCGCCGTGGTGGTGGGCTGCTGGCCGCCGACCTGGACGATGCAGGCGGTAACGATGCGGGCGGTCTCGACGTCGATGCCCGTCGATTCGATATCGAAGCCGGCCATGCGGCTGAGGTGCCAGGTCATGTTCTGTGTTCTCCTGGGTTCGGCGGGGCTGTCCGCATTACGGGTGCGGACAGCCCCGCGAGTCGTTTGATCTAGGTGGCGGATCCGGCCTGTGCGACGGCCGGCCAGGTGCTGGATGGCGGCTCTTCGACGACTTCAGCGGGGTAGGCGCCGTCCTCGTCTGGCTCCGGGTCAGGCTTCGGGTTGGGCTTCGGGGCCGGGTTCTTCAGCTCCTCGGCCTTCCGCTTCAGCGCGGCCACGAGGTCGTCGTTCAGGTGGCCCGCAGCATTGGCGTTGCGGTACACGTCCTGCACGTCGTCGACCGTGAGCGCGCCCTCGGCCAGCGCCAGGTAGTCCGGGCGTGGCGCCTCGATCGCAGCGACCGCGCGGGCCCCGGTCGGGTCCAAAGCAACCGCGGTCGGCAGCGGACCGGTAAGGGCCTGCCGGGTAGTGACGCCGCGCACCTCCACGACGACCACGGGAAAGTGCTTCGTCTTCCCCCCAGCAACGCGCGTCCTTGGTTCGATGCGGAGGAGGACCGGGACCAAGCCCTTGCCGCCGGAGCCGGACAGCACCATGTCGACAGTGCCCGCGAGTTCGTTGGCTGCGTAGAACGAGTGCGTCTCGACTCGCCAGACACCGACGTCCGGCATGTCCGGCAGCACGACGTTGAGGCGGGAGGTAGGCGCGCAGACCTTGTCCTTGGTGCGCAGTTCCTGCCGCAGGAGGTGCCACTCGGGGCCGTGCTCGGCGAGGCAGAGGCAGGGGTGGCGGCTGATCTGTTCCGTCATCCCGTCGCAGCGGCGGGCGCAGCCGCCCTTGTTCCACATTTCGTTGGCCTGCGACAGCGGGTCACCCGGGGGAAGGATCGCGTCGAGCTGCTCGGCCTTGGTGATGACACGAAACTGGGGGGCGCCATTGCCCTGCGGCTGCCAGCGCTCCACCTCCCCGCCCCATGCCTCGGCGGCGGCGGCCACGTAGTGCTCGGCGTGGCTGCTGAGCACCCACGTCTTCGACTTCACGGGGCGGTCGCGCTTCTTCGGGTCGTCGCTCGGGACGCTGTAGCCGGTACGGAGACGGCCCAGTTCGCGGGCCTGCTTCTGCATGGTTCGGATGCGGCTACCCATGTCAGGTTGCCTTTCGGGTTGTGCGCCTACGAGCCGGGGCGGTCTGGCCCGGGGCGAGGAGTGCGGGGTAGGTGGACGGTGCGTCGTGCAGCCACCGGGCGCCCTGGAGGAGGCCACGGAACGCGGCGTGCGCGTCCCGGCCGGCGGGCATCTCGACGAGGGCGTGAGACTTGGCCCTGAGGTTGAGGACGCCGGTGCGCTGGATGGCAGGCATGGGGGCGTCGGTGTCGTCGGGGAGGAGAACGGTCTCCGCGTACCGAAGGGCGGCGAGCTGGAGAGTGTTCTCCGGGTAGACGCTCTTTGCGCTGCGGGTGGCGGACGTCTTGAAGTCGATGAGCCACAGCTCCATCGACCGGTCCGGCCCTGTGGGCAGCCAGATCAGAAGGTCAGCGGTTCCGGCATAGCCCAGCCGGCGGTGGAACACGGTGATCTCGGTGGCTTCGATGTGCTCGTTGAGGTCGACGCCCCACATGGCCAGCCAGAGGACGAGTTGGGCCAGGTACGGGGCGACCTCGGGGTCGTCCGCGACGGGCGAGCCGAGGAGGTGGTGTTCGGCCGCGGTGTGGATGCGGTCGCCGAGGTCGCCAGCGGTTTCCTTGACCTGGCGGTGGACGGCCTTGATCTCCCGGGTGAGGGCGGGCCGGTCGTCGTCGATGCGGTCGTTGACCTCGGTGAGGTTGTCGAGGATGTGTTCGGTGGTGAGCTTGACGGCCCACGGGATGAGGGCGTGTTTGGCGACGGCGGTGGCGAGGACGTTGGTGACGGAGATGAGTGCGGGGCCGCCGGCGGGGTCGGTGTAGTACCGGCCGTTGTCGGTGTCGGTGGCGAGGCGTGGGTTGGTCACGTGGTGTCCGTTCGTGGTGGTTCGGTTCGGGGTTGCTGCGGGCCGCCAGGAGGGTTGGCGGCCCGCAGCGGGCAGACGGAGCCGGGCTCAGACGCCTGCCGGTCGGTGGGTCAGGTGCGGCGGATTGCGTCAGCGACGAGGTCGATTACTTTGTTGCGGGTCGCCTTGTCCATGTCGGGGGCGAACGCGAAGTGGAGCCGGACGCGGTGCTCGCCGACGGAGTCGTTGATGTTGAGGATGAGGCCGACCGGCTCTAGCCCGTCCGCGCCGAGGTTGACCGCCCACTTGGATACGTCGGCTGCACCGCTGATCAGGCCGTGGATGCTGCGCTGCGCCGCTTCGTGGGTCTCGTCGCTGAAGTCGTTCCATGCGACCCCGCCGTCGGGAACGACATCTCGCCCCTCCATCTGCTCGCCGACGCCCATGAAGTCCGGGTCCTTGGTGAGGGCTGCGTGCTGGCGGGTGGCTTCGGCGCGGAGGTCTTCGTTGGTGTACGGCTTCTCGGTCATGGGGTCCTCCTGGGATGATGGGGTTGGGTGCCCCCGCCGAATTCGCCTCGGCGGGGGCGTTCGCATGAGGCGGACTAGCTGGCTTGGTCGGTAATGAACAGGCAGGGGAACTCGCCCAGCGCGTCGAAGACGTCCTCGGGGTCGACGTCGGACCGGATGCCGGCGGCCGGACGGGTCCAGTCGGCGACCCGGCCCAGGGCGCGGGCGGCGTCCTCCGCTTGGGTCCGCTGCTCGAACTTCGCGATGACGTGGCCAGAGTGGTGGCCGAGCCGCCAGACGTAGGTGTCGCCGGGGTCGGCGATCTCGTCGGGGGTCGGGTAGACGTGCAGGCCGGGGTGCGGCTCGGTGGCCTGTACGAGTACGGGCCGGGCGTAGGTGGGGACGTGCAGTTCGTGGGTGGACGCGTTCACGAGGGGGCTCCTCAAGGTGTTGGGCGCCGGGCCGGGGGCCGGTGTCATCCGCGCGGCCCGGCGGGTTCAGGCGGCGGGCAGGTGCGCCGGGTTGGTGCTGCCCTCGGTGCGGACCAACGGGCCGATCGCCTCCCACAGGGGGCGGACGTCGATCGGGGCGGTCGCCTGGTCCTCGAACTTCGCGGTGTCGCGAATGGAGGCCGGGACGGTGATTGCGTTGGCGTTCGCCTCCGCCGCCAGGAACGGGGCGAGGAGGGCCTGCAGCCGGTCGACCTCAGCGAGAGCCCGGTCGCGCTCCTCGGTCCGCTCCCCCAGATCGGCGTCGAGGCACACGACAACCTGCTCGGCCTCAGCCCGCATGGCCCGGACGTCGGCCAACTGGTGCTCCAGGGTGGCGATGGCGTCACCGGCACCCACGACCTGGGTGAGAAGCCGGCGGTTTTCGTCCCGCAGCTGGGCGACGGCGTCAGCAGCCCGGTGCTTGCGGGGGCGGCGTATGCCAAGGTGGAGACTCATCGGATTCCCTCAGGGGTGATGGTGGCGAGATACCTGGAGGCCGCTTCGGCGGCTCGTGCGCGACGCTCCGACACGATCCGGATGCGGCAGGGGCTGCACTTGCAGCCGGACGGGTGGCGGCGGGCCTGGTTCGCCCTGAACCGGCCGAGGTTCACGATCAGTCGGGCTTCCTCTGCGGCGGACAGGTATCGGCCGGCTGCCTCGTGGTCGTCCCAAGCAGTCCGCATCAGGCACCGCCCCTGCTGATGCGGATGGCGAACTCTTCGAGCGTTTCGACGTAGCCGGCGCCGACCGTGTCCTGGTAGTCGGGGTCGACGAGTCGCAGCGACCGAACAAGGGACTCCGCGACCGCGCCGGTGATGACGGGCGGGGTGTCGCACAGGTAGTGGGAGACGGTCACGGTCTCCGTGCGCGGCGTCACGCTGCTGCCTGCCGCTGGTAGGGGACACCGACGAACCGGTACCCGTCCTCGGCGGCGACCTCGTCGGCGACCTGGGTGGCCCGGATCCGGTCTCGCCTGACGTCCGCCAGGTCCGCTGCGACCTGGGCTAGCCGGTTGAGCTGGTCCAGGGAGGTGTCCGTCACGTCGACCCGCAGCTCAGCACCGAGACGGAGGAACGTGTGGCCGTTCTCGTTCTCCAGCTGGATCGGACGGTCGCCCCAGGAGAGGTTGAAGGTCTTCATGCCGTCGCCTCCGTCTCGCGCAGCTCCATGCCCTGCTCGTCGGCCCACTTGCGGGCCCTGCGCTCGTCCATCTCCGCCGTGTGCTGGGCGAAGTCGACGTAGCCGTAGGCGTAGTACGTGATCGGCCCGAACTGCATCTGAGCCGACTTGTTGCCCTCGTCGTCCATGACCACGGGCAGGCTGTGCTCCGCCGCGAACTCCTCGACCGCCGTGTTCGTGTGCAGAGGAACGAGGAACCGTTCGTCGCTGCTGACCCGGACGGACGGGTTCTCCTCCAGCCAGGTCGCGAGCTGCCGGAGTCCGGCGATGTACTCGGTGCGGTCGGCGTTCATCGGGTCCTCCGGGCTGCGGTGTTGAGGTTCTGCTGCTGGGTGATCCAGGCGTCGAAGCCCGGGTAGTCGGCTGCGGTGGAGCACGCCTCGGGGTGCGGGCACGGAAGCAGGGCGAAGCGGCTGTCGTCGGAGTCGCACTGGTGGCGTTCCTCGGCGGCCATGCCGACCGCGAACCGGGCCCGCTTCAGAGCGGTCAGCTCGTCGATACGGCGGATCCGCTCCTCGGTGGACACGTCCACACGGGACAGGTCGGCGGCGGTCACGACGTCACCTCGATCGGGTCCAGGTGCGTGAGCTTGATGTGGCCGGAGTAGTTCTCGACCAGCGCGACGGGGGTGTGGCCGTGGGCCGTCCACGCTCGGCTCGTCGTCCAGGTCACGAACCCGTCCTCGCCGTGCACCCCCGGGTACGCCTTCACCCGCGTACCGACCGGGTGCTTGGCGTTCCACTCGGCGGCCGTCAGCTCGCCGGTCGGCTCCTGCGTGGGGCGGACCGAGTGCTTGCCGCCGTAGTGGCGGACGATCGTGTTGCCGAACTTCGCGACGACCCGGCTCGCGCCGTGGCCGATCCGGAGGCCGGTGACGATGTTTTCGCCGTCGATGTACTCCCAGAACTGCTTGGCGAAGACGCCGGCGTTGTCGAGCCAGGTGTCGACGCTGTACAGGTTCGACGGGGTCAGCACCCAGCAGCGAACGCAGGTCTTGTCGTCGCAGCCGTCAGCGTGAAGCTCGGGGATGTACGGGGCGGCGGCCAGCGCTGCCAGGTGCTCGGTGGTCTCCCGGTCGATGCGGGCTGCGGCGCTCACAGCGCACCTGCCTCACGCTGCGACGGGGCGGAGGCCGCCTTGCGGGATGCGTCGTACTGCCGGATCCCCCAGATGACCGCGTGGCAGGCGAACAGGAACTCCCACGAGAAGTCCTGGAATGACAGCTCCCACTCCGCCGGAATCCGCAGGCGGAAGTCACCGAAGCTGAACGAGGCCACCGCGTACTTCGCCGTGCCCTGGTACTCCAGGTTGTGGTCGTCGCTGTTCAGGATCTGTGCTGCGACCGCCTCAACCGCCCCCGGGAAGCGGGCCTCGTGCGCAGCCGCCTCTCCTGCCAGCCAGGCGCGGAACAAGTCCTCGGACCAGGACTTCACGTCGCCCCGACCAGCAGTGACCTTCTCCTGCCAGTAGCCCGGGTTGATGCTGTTGTGGCTCGACCCCTTGAACAGGTCGAACATGTCCTCCGTCGGGTAGACGGAGAACGCGAAGCTGAACCCGTCGCCGCGCACCATCAGGTTGTGCGGCCAGGTGATCAGGTCGAAGCGGTAGAACCCGCCCTTCGGGTCCGCGAAGACGAGGTGCCGGTACAGGCCGTCCTCGTGCAGGACCGTCATGGTGTGGTTCGAAGTCTCGGAGGCGAAGCGGTCTGCCGCAGCAGCCTCAGGGGATGATTGGATGTCGGACACGGGGCCCGCCTTTCGTCATGAACGGTGAGGGTGGGTCTCAGAGGTCGTCCCCGGACTTGGTCGTTACGGGGGCGGCCTCACAGCTGCTCAGGCAGCGGCGGCGAGACGGTGACGCTTCTGCGGCGTCTCGCGGGAGGCGTTGTGGATGTCAAGCCGGTCCTGCTTGCTTGTCTTGATGCGACGGCCAACTGCCGCCTTGATGCCGAGGGCCTTCAGCCGGCGGCGCACGGTGGGGACGCTGCAACCGAGGACGTATGCCGTCTCCTGCACGGTCATGAACTCCTGGTTCACGTCGGCAGGCTTCTCCGGTCGGCCGTACAGCTCGTACTTGCTGCCGGTCATGTGCGTATCTCCTTCGGGGGTGGGACCTCCGGTGGGGTCAAGAGGTCGTCTTCGGCCACGCCCAGGGCTAGGCGGAGCCGTGTATACGGGCCGGGCTTCATGTGCTGGCGGGTGCCGTTTTCCAAGTGACTGAGGTAGCGCCGGCTGATCCCCGCGCGTTCTGCCAGCTCGGAGGTCTCCAGACCTGCGGCCTTCCGTCGTTCACGGATGGCCGACGCGTTCACCTGGAAGGTGGTAGGGGGTCGGTGCAT